GGCGGCGGCGTGGTCGGCGGCGGCGTGGTCGGCGGCGAGGTCGGCGGAGTCGGCGGCGAGGTCGGCGGCGTGGTCGGCGGCGAGGTCGGCGGAGTCGGCGGCGTGGTCGGCGGCGAGGTCGGCGGCGAGGTCGGCGGCGTGGTCGGCGGCGAGGTCGGCGGCGGAGTCGGCGGCGGGCGTACGTGATCTCCCGGAGGTCGACAAGGCCATCGGGATCTGGCTGCCGTTCATCGACGCTTATGAGGCCGGGTTGTGGCTCTTCTGGGTGCTCGGGCGCGGCGAGGTGCTCGCGGTGCCGCGGCCGTCCATGCGCGTCGAGGACGACCGCCTCCACTGCGAGGAAGGCCCGGCGGTCGCCTGGCCCGGGGCCGCGCGCTACTGGTTCTGGCGCGGCGTCCAGGTGCCGCAGAAGGTGATCGAGTCACCGAAGCTGCTGACGCCCGAGGAGATCTCGACCGAGACCAACGTAGAGGTCCGCCGCGTGATGATCGAGCGTGTCGGTGCCGACCGCTATCTGCGTGACGCCGGCGCCGAGCTCGTCCAGCAGGACGACTACGGCAAGCTCTGGCGCCTCGAGTTCGACGACGACGAGCCGCTGCAGATGGTCGAGGTCGTCAACTCGACTCCTGAGCCCGGCGGCTCCCGCAAGACTTACTTCCTTCGCGTCCCGCCGCGCTACAAGACGGCCCGCGGCGCGGTCGCCTGGACCTTCGGCCTCAAGCGCCACGAATATGCCCTGGAGGCGGAGAGCTGAGTCAGCGGCGCAAGCCCGTCCGTCCCTGCCGCTCCTGCGGCGAGCCGATCCGCTTCGTGCGCATGGACTCCGACGGCTTCATGCCGCTGGACGCCCGCCCCTCAGAGCTCCGCGGCAACATCCTGATCGAGCGCGGCATCGGCCGCCTGCTCGACGCCACGGCCGCTCGAGCAGCGCGTGAGGAGGGCTTCTCGCTCTACGTCTCGCACTTCACAAGCTGCCCGAACTCAAGGGCGCAGCGGCGCGAGCGTAGCGCTCCCCTCTCTCGTGAGCGCGAGTCAGCCCGCCGTCAGGCGCAGGCTGCCTTCGCGCGTCTGCGCTCGGCGAACGAGCGCCAGCCGAGGCTGTTCCGATGATGAAGCTCCTCTCGCCCCGCCAGGTCGCTGAGCGCAGCGGTCTCTCGACCGACGCGGTCTACCGCGCCATCCACCGCGGCGAGCTGCGCGCCTCGCGCGTCTGCGATGGCTCCCGTCTGCGCATCCGCGAGGATGATTTCGAGCGCTGGATCGCCGCGAATCTCGTCGAGCCAAAGTCGCCGCCGCAGGCGAGGGGGCGGAGGACTTCGGGCCGGCCCGCCAAGCGGGGTAGCCTGCGCGCGCTGATGGCGAGCGAAGAGGGAGCCGCGTGAGCGTTCGCAGACGTCCGGACACCGGCATGTGGGAGGTCCGCTGGCGCGCTGCGGGCGTGCGCCACTCGCGCTCCTTCAAGCGCAAGCGCGACGCCGAGCTGCTCGAGGACGAGACCCGCCGACGCAAGCGGCTCGGGACGCTCGCGGAGATCGATGCCGGCCAGCAGATGCTTCAGGAATTCGTGAAGGAGTGGTGGCGGGTGCACGCCCGGCCGAACCTCGAGCCCTCAACACGCCGGCGCTACGCCCAGCTCTGGGACAGCCACATCCTTGACCGCCTCGGTGGGTACCGCTTGCGGGAGCTCACACCCAGGCTGGTGGAGAACTTCCGGGCCGACCTCTACGACGCCGGCGTCGGCGAGCCGACGATCCTGAAGGCGCTCACGTTGCTGCAGGGCGTGCTACGTGTCGCCGTCGTGCGCGGCGAGCTCCCACACAATCCGGTGCCCGCCGTGCAGAAGCCTTCCCAAGCAACCCGACGCGAGGTGCGCCCGCTTCCGCCCGAGATGGTCGAAGCGATCCGAGCGCTGCTAGGACTTCGAGACGCCACCCTGATCTCGCTGCATGCCTACGGCGGGCTGCGCCCTGGCGCTCTCGGCGAGGCGCTGCGGCTGCGCTGGGAGGACGTCCGCGAGCGCACCCTGCTCGTCTATGCCCCGAAGACGCGCCGCGAGCGGACCGTGCCGCTGCTCGCCCAGCTGCAGGGCGATCTCGCCGAGTGGCGCCTCGCCTGCGGCCGGCCGCCGCCCGAGACGCTTCTCTTTTCGCGCCCGGACGGCTCGCCTTGGCGCGAGCACGATTACCGCAACTGGCGCAAGCGCAGCTATGCGCCCGCGGCCCACGCCGCCGGCGCGAGCTCGCGCCGGCCCTATGACCTGCGCCACTCCTACGTCTCGCTCCTGATCCACGAGGGACTCTCGATCGTGGAGGTGGCCCGCCGGGCCGGCCACTCGCCCCAGACCTGCCTTTCGACCTACGCCCACGTCTTCGCCGAGTTCGACCCGGCCGAGCGCATCTCGGCCGAGGAGGCGGTGCGACGGGCCCGTGCGCGCGCTGGACGCGCCAGGGACGCGGCGGTGCCCTCTCCGTCCGGGAGTGGGGGATGACGACCGCTGTACAGAGCCAAGCCGACGGTGGGATTCGAACCCACGACCCCCGCTTTACGAGAGCGGGAGCTGCGTGCAACGCGCGCCGACGCACGCCGATGCGCGCCGACGTTTTGCCTGCTTCTGCCGGCAGCACGGGCAGGCGCGCGTATGCGCGCATGGGCGCGCGTTGCGCGGCGGGTGGACGCGCAGTGGACGCGGGAGAGCAGCGGCTACGTCAGCCGGCTGATGATGGCCTCTGCGAGTTCCTGCGCGAGGATCTGGCGGCGTGAGAGGCGCCGCCGAGCTCGCGCTGCGCACCCTGCGCGCCGCCGGCGATACAGGCGTGACGACTGCCGAGCTCGCGCAGGCTGGAGTCGCGAATCATCACTCGGCGCTCAGAACGCTGCGGGGGGGGGGCCACGTGATCGAGTCGAGCCGGGAGACGCTCGGTCCCCCGTTCCACGTCGCGATCACGCGCTACCGCTTGGTCGTCGATCGCACGCCCGCGCTCTTCGGGGACGACTCGTGAGCGTGGCGGTGATCCTCTGGTGCAACGGCTGCCGCAAGGAGCGTGTGCCGCTCGACCGCGACGGGGCCCAGCGTGTGCTGGTGGAGCGGGAGGCACGAGCCGCCGCGCGCCAGCAGGCGCTCGGCTACATCATCCAGCCCGTCGGGCGGGAGCTGTGAGCGCCGAAGTCGTGCCGCTATTCGCGGCGGAGGGCGACGACGAGCGTCCGCTGTCCAGCGCGCCGGAGCGCAGCTATTGCCGACACGACCGGGCTCAGCTGGACGAGGAGGCCAGACGCGTGCACTGCCGCGACTGCGGGTGCGAGCTCGAGGCCTTCGCCGTGCTGCTGCAGCTGGCCAGGGCGTCCGAGCGCTACATCCGGCAGCGCGACCATGCGGCACGCGAGGCGCGCCAGGTCCAGCAGCGGGTGCAGGACTTGAAGCGTCAAGAGCGCAACGCCAAGGCGCGTTTGCGGCGGCTGAAGGGCGGCGCATGATCGAGGCGATTCCGGCCGTGACGATTGCGCCGCGCGCGCTGCCGATGCTGTGGCGCGGGCGCATCCCGGCCGCGACGCTGAGCGTGATCGCCGGCAAGCCCGGGCTCGGCAAGTCGACGCTGACCGCGTTGATGGTCGCCGAGCTCAGCCGCGCGGGGCTGCCGACGCTGGTGTCGAACGTCGAGGACGACCTCCACGGCGCGACGCGGCCGCGGCTCGACGTCGCCGGCGCCGACCTACGCCACGTCCACCTGATCCCGTCCGCCTCGTTCGCGCTGCCGCACGACCTCGACGCGCTCGGCGAGCTGATCGTCTCGACGCGCGCTGTCGCCGTCGTGCTCGACCCGATCGGGGCGCACTTCGTCCCTGAGCGCCGGGTGCACGACCGACCGACGCTGCGGCGCGTGATCGACCTCGCGCGCTCGACACGCTGCGCGCTCGTCGGCGTGCACCACCTGACGAAGTCGGGCACCTTCGGCGGCCCCTACGGCGGCCTGCTGGGCTCGAGCCGGGCGGCGTTCGTCTTCGGGCACGACCCCGACGACCGCGACCGCCGCGCGCTCGCCTGCGCGAAGGCGAATGGCTTCGAGGAGCCGCCGGCGCTGCTGCTCGAGCACGACACGGTCGACTACCGCAGCGGCGGTCAGCTGCTCGAGGCCGGGCGCCTGCGGGTCGCCGGCGAGTCGGACGCCGAGTGCGACCACGTGCTGCGCCGCGGCTCACGCGACCCCGACCGCGACGCCGCCTGCGACGAGTGGCTGAGCGAGTACCTGGCTGCGGGTGAGGGCTGCCAGCGCCAGACGAGCGAGCTGCGCGCCGCCGCGGCCGAGACCGGCTACGGCTGGGAGACTGTGCGGCGTGCGGGCATCCGCATCCGCGCCGAGAAGCTGCGCATCGGCTTCGGCGGCGATGGCTTCTGGCTCTGGCGGCTGCCCGACGAGCACCCGCTGCGCGTGCGCGAGGGCGCATGAGCGCTCCGGACCTGATCGAGGAGGTCGTCGGCTGGCGCGCCTGGCGGCTGCAGCATCGCCACCCGCGGGTGCCGGTGCTGTGCTCGCTGGTACACGCAAACGTGTGGCCGACGGACGCCTGGATGGTCGCCGACTGCGGCGGTTACCACACGCCGCCCGGTGAGCACTGTCGCTGCGGCATCTACGCTGCGCGCAGCCACCAGCAGCTGGTCGAGCTCGGCTACGCGGCCTGTCAGTCGACCAGCGGTCGCCTTGTCCAGGTGATCGGTGAGGTCGGACTCGCCGGGCGGGTCGTGGTCGCGGAGCAGGGCTTCCGCGCCGAGCGCGCGCGCCCGCGGCGACTGTGGGTCCCATACGCAGCCTGGGAGCTGGTGGCCTCGCTCCGCGCGGTCTACCGGGTTCCGGTCGAACTCGGCAACCCGCTACATCTCGACCGGTTGCAGGAGGTGAGCTGATGGAGATCGGCAAAGAGCAGGAGACGATCATCGTCGAGCCGATCAAAGACCCGTTCAAGGCGCCGCCGCCGCCGGCACCGGCTCCCGACCCGACCCCGGCCGAGCCGGCGAAGGTGCCCGCGTGAGCCAGTTGGACTCAGCCGACCTCGTGATCGAGACCTCAACCACCGGTATCGGCTGTCCTGCGTACGTGCGGATCACGCATCGACCGACTGGCCTGAGCGCCGAGGGGACGGATCTCTCACGGCGAGAGGCGCGGCTGCGGCGGCTGACGAAGGGCACGGCGTGGCCGGGTACCGAGAAGAAGGAGAGCGGGTGATCGAGCTACAGCGCCTGGTGGCACGGCATGAGCAGGAGTAGCGCGCTGAAGATTGCCCCGGGGTTGCGGCTCGACGCCGACTACGTCGGCGGCGGCACCTTCGGCCTGCTCTCCAAAAAGGGAGCTGGAAAGAGTTACCTCGCCCGCGTGATGGCCGAGGAGTTCTGGGAGGCGCGGGTCCCGTTCGTCCTGCTGGACCCGATGGGCACCTCGTGGGGCCTGCGCGTGTCGGCCGACGGCAGCGGCGACGGCATCCCGGTGGCGATCTTCGGCGGCAAGCGCGCCGATGCTCCGCTGCAGCGCGAGAGCGGCGGCTTGCTCGCCGACCTGGTCGTCGACGAGCGGCTGTCGATGATCCTCGACCTCTCGGAGCTCGGCAGCCGTGCGGCCGAGCGCCAGTTCGCGCTGGACTTCTTCGAGCGTCTCTACCGCCGCAACGAGGAGCTGGTTCACCTGCTGATCGACGAGGCGGATCTGTTCGCCCCGCAGCAACCGCAGGCCGGTGATCGACCGCTGCTCGGGGTGACGGAGAACATCGTCCGCCGCGGGCGCAACCGCGGCATCGGGATCACGCTGATCACGCAGCGCCCGGCGGTGCTCAACAAGGACGTGCTGACCCAGGTCGACGGCCTGGTCGCGATGCGGATAACGGGGCTCACCGACCGCGAGGCGATCGACAAGTGGGTCGCCGGCCACGGCGACGATCCGGAGGAGGCGGCCAAGGTGAAGGCGACGCTCGCCGGGCTCGGCAACGGCGAGTGCTGGTGGTGGGTGCCCGAGCTGGGCGTGCTGAAGCGCGTGCAGGTGCGCGCCTCGCGCACATTCGACTCCTCGCCGACCAAGAAGCGGGGCGAGAGGCGCGCCGATCCGAAGGGCTTCGCCGACGTCGACATGGGCGCGATCGAAGCCAAGATGGCCGACACGATCGAGCGCGCCAAGGCCGAGGACCCGAAGCAGCTGCGGCGCCAGGTCGTGGCGCTCAAGCAGCAGCTCGCGGAGCGGCCGGAGGCCAAGGTAGCGCCGGTCGAGGTCCCGGTCCCGACGCCGGTGATCCCCGACGAGGTGGTGACGGCGGCGCTCGAGCTGAGCGACGGGATGGAGGGCACGGTACGTGCGCTGAAGTCGAGTCTCGACACGATCGTGGCGCAGGCCGAGCGGCTCAAGCGCGCCATCCAAGCCGAGGGGCTCGAGTCGGCCTCAGCGTTCGCCGCTCGCCAGCCGCCGGCGAAGCCGAAGCGCAGTCCTGAGCGCAAGCACGCACCGGCGCGGAGCGCTGCGCGCGACAACGGCAGCGGGCACGACGTCGTGACGCCGGCGCGCCAGCGGATCCTCGACGCGCTCGCGTCGCTCGAGGCGATCGGCGTCGCGGAGGCGGACAAGACCCAGCTGGCGCTGTTCGCGCAGGCGAGCCCCAAGAGCTCGGGCTACACGAACAACCTCGGCTGCTTGCGCAGCGCCGGGCTGCTCGACTACCCCGGGACTCGCCGCGTGACGCTGACGGCCAGCGGGCGCGAGCTGGCCGACGGTGGTGCCGCCCCGACCAGCGTGGAGCAGCTGCACGCCTACGTCGAGCGGCTGCTGCCGCCGGCGCGCTGGCGGATCGTGGCGGCGCTGATCGACGCCTACCCCGAGCCGCTCGAGAAGGCCGAGCTGGCCGAGCGCGCCGGCCAGTCGCCGACCTCGTCCGGCTACACGAACAACCTCGGCGGGCTGCGCTCGCTGGGCCTGATCGACTACCCGCGCAGTGGCGAGGTCGTCGCGCAGCCGCTGCTCTTCCTCGAGGAGGCGCTCGCCTGATGCCGAGCGCCGCTTCCAAATCCTCGCCGCTGCGCTTCCTCGCCGACGCCGATCTTCACGCCCGCGAAGCGGCGAGATCGATCAAGCAGGCCCGGCAGCGCCTGGGCGACGTCGGGCTCGAGCAGGTCCTCGAGGGCCTGGAGCGCGACCAGCGCCACCATCGCAAGGTGCTCGAGCGTGTGAGCCAGCTGCACCGGCGGCGCAAACTGGAGGCCGAACGTGCTTGAGCCCGCCCTCAGCGCCGTGAAGGTCCGCGGCGGCCACGAGCGCGAAGACCTGCACCGCTTCGAGCCGCTGCCGGCCGGCCACTCGCACCTCGAGCGTCACTGCCTGATCTGCTGGAGGCAGTTCGCCGAGGGCGACCAGGTGACCCTGCTCCCGCTCGGGCCCGGGAATCATCCCGAGCGCCAGCGTGCGGCGCGTATGCATCGCTGGTACAGCGCTCTGGCGATCGTCGTGCACGCCGATTGCGCCGGCGTTCCGCAAGCCGCGCCCGACGCCCACTTCGGGCCGGTGACATGAGGGATCATCGGGCGCATGAGCGCCGAGCCGAGGGGTTGCCACTGTCTCTGCCAGGTCAACCACCCGGAGCTGATCGGAATCTGCATTGGGCAGCAGGACACCTCGCTGTCCTTTGCGAGCGAGCTGACTTTGCGAGCGAGCTGACGGGAATGGTTGACGTGCCGTTCTGCTTCACCTGTGCAGCCACGACGCTAGCCGCGGCGGACCCTTCCCGCGAGGACAGCACCACATGAAGTACATGCTGGCCTAGCTTCGCCGGTCCCTCGAAAAGTCAAGTCGCCCGCGCGCGACGTCGATGCAGATCTCGTCTGGCGTCCGAGCTCTCCACGACCGAGGCGGTCTCGACGCCCTCGCGGGCGGCTGCGGAGGGCTTGCAGTCGTCAACCTCCGGGTCCGCGCGAGGCGTGATTCTGCGGCGCGAGCTGATCGCCCGCGTATTGCGCTCGCAATCGGCCGAATGGCGGCACCCACCAGCTGCTCGCCCGTACGTCTCCGGGCACAGCTACCAGATGAAGGTCAGCCAAACGGGCCGGGTGATCGCCCGGGCCCTCGTCGTCGACGTCAACGAGCAGCTGCTCCACGAGGTCACCGACGAGCAGGCACTCCGCAGCGGCTTCGCCTCCGCCTACGAGCTCTGGGAGTGGTGGCTCGAGACTCACCACGAAGGCTGGGGCCACCGCCGGCCCATGGCCAGGCCGGTCCCGGTTCGGGTCGAGGTGGTCCTGCTGAAGCTCGACACGAGCCCGGAGCTGCGCCTGCTCGCCCGGCGCTCCGAGTACGGCTACACCGACAAACCCTCGCTCGCGCTGCCGGGTGAACCCGAGGCTCCGCCCGAGCGCGACGTCGAGCTGTTCGCGCTCGACGCGCGCGACCGCGACAGCACCCGTCAAGCGGAGGAGCTCGCCGCCTGGCGCGAGCTCCCGCTCGACCAGCGTCTGCGAGATGCGCTCGCGTCGGCGCGCCGGCGCGGCATCGACTGCAGCCGCGACCTGCGCCTGATCGAGCAGCGCCTCGAGCGGATCAAGCGCCGCGCGTTGGGCGCGGCCACTTGACCCAGCTCGACCGGCGCCGTATCTTCATCCGTGAGCCAGCTAGGGCCCTCTACATAGCTTGGGGAGCGGCACGGTTGTCAGTCCTCCCTGCGCCCGTCCGGCATAGGCTCCCGCAGGAACCTCATCTTTCCCCGTGAGCGCTTGCACCGCAGACGTCGGCTTCCTCCCGGCACGGCGTCTGCTGCAACCGGAGGAACCTCGTGCCGGCTGTACGTGAGCAGCAGCGAGCTTCCGACCAGCTCGTCTACGACTTCCTGATCCGCCGGCGCGAGCAGGGCGCGGTTGCCGCGGCGCAGTCGCTCGAGCAGATCCTGGCCGACTGCCGCAAGGCCGAGCGGTTCGGTCTCGACCAGCGCCAGGAGCTCGCCCTGCTGGACCTCGCCGTAGCGGCCCTCGCCCAGGCCGGGGAGCTTCGCCTGCGACGCCGCAATGCCCGCACCTTCTCTCACCTCAACACACGCGCGCGAGATCGCGGACGCCGAGGCGGCCGTCGCTTCGGCGAGCCGCGCGCTCCACAAGGCGAAGGCTGAGCGTGAGAAGGTCCGCGGCCGCCACCGCCGGCGGCTGCGCCTCGGGCAGCTCGTCGAGGTCGGTGGCTACGCGATCAAGCGGATCCGCAAGTCGACCGGCAGCCGCTTCGACCTGAACGGCTACCTCGAGAAGCACGAGCTCTCCGAGGCGATGGCGCCCTTCGTCAGCTCCTCGAGCTACGAGCACTGGCACGTCAAGGCGCTCGACGGATAGTAGGCATGAACGCGCATTCGCATGAGCCAACGCAACCGCAAGCACCCCGACCAGGGCGGGATCTGCAGCGACTGCCGCCATGACCTGATCGTCCTGAGAGACGGCAGGGTCTACTGCTCGAACACCCGCTGCCGCTACCACGCGCAGCCCCATCCGATGACCTCGAAGCCCGCGACAGGAGGTTTGGCATGAGCTGGTCGTTCACAGCGAAGAGCACGCACGACGAGATCGACGCCGCGATCGACGTCGCCCAGGAGTCGCCACCCTGCGAGGCGCCGGAGGCGCGTGAGCAGCTCGCCGCCGCGAGGAAGGCGGCCAAGGAGCTCACCCGCGTCGTCGGCGTGGGAACGATCGCCGTCACGGCCAGCGGGCATGCGAACCCCGGCCACCGCCCGCCCGATGACACGGGCTACTCGCGCGATCTCGTCACGGTCAGCGTGGCCTCCGTCGCGTAGGCCCGGGCGTCGGCGCATAGACCCAACTTTCGCCTCGCACGCGGCTCCCGCGGCCGCATAGACCCACCACTCCCTACAGAACGTTGGGTCTATCCCGACGTTTGGGCGCTGCAGAGCGGTCCGGCGAAGTGTGATGCCTATGGCGAAGCGCAAGCTCCCGAAGACGCTCTCGCGCGACGAGGCAGAGGCGCTGCTCGCGCGCGCCAATCTGGCCGCGCCGACGGGTCTGCGCAATCGCTGCATGCTCGAGCTGATGTACCGCTCGGGCCTGCGCGTGTCCGAGGTCTGCGGGCTCAACCTGCGGGACTGGCGCGCGCAGGACGGCCAGATCCACCTGCGGCCAGAGGTGGCTAAGGGTGGGCACGAGGGCTTTGCCTACGTCGCGCCCGAGACCGAGCAACTGCTGAGGCGCTGGAAGACGGTGCGGCGCCAGTTTGCCGCCGGCAGACCGCAGCTCTTCACGACGCTGCCTGGCACCCGCGTCTCCCGCCACTACGTCTGGGAGATGGTCGACCGTTACGCCCGCCGCGCCGGGCTCGAGCGCCACGTGAACCCTCACATGCTGCGCCACACCTTTGCGACTGAGCTGCTGCGCGAGCGCTTCTCGATCCGGGAGGTCCAGACCCTCATGCGTCATGCCGACGTGCGTACAACGACGATCTACCTCGAGGTCGTCGACGCGGACCTGCAGGAGCGGGTTAGGGCGCGGACACGCTGAGCACCAGCGCCGTCACACTCTCGCCCGGCGCGCTCGCGAGCTGCGAGCGGCTCGGCATCGACGAGATCGCGGTGAGGCGTCTGCGAGCAGATCCCGTCGCCGCCACCCGACACTGCCTGCGATCCCGCAGCGCCGTCACAGCGCCTGACCGTCGCAACAGTTGCGGCAAGCGGATCCGTCTGAGCCCCGCGGCCATCCGGAGGGCGGGCATGCCGCCCCATCGGTCCGGAGAGATCCCAACACTCGCTCGCCGAGATCGATAACGCCAGGCGGCAAGGGCAGCGGGGCTCAGAGGGACCCGAGGCCGCTGACCCGAAGCACTCTTGCCATGCGAGCAATCCGAACGCCCAACTCGAACTTCACCTACCTCGGCCCGCGCGAGGACATCCGCAACCTGCCGTGTCAGCGCATCGAGTACGAGGATGGCGACACGGTCGTGCAGGCGGTCTTCGAGCTGACGCCGCACGAACGCGACGCGATCGCGCGCGGCGCGAACCTGCGCATCGGCATCTTGAACATGGAGCCGATCCCGCCGATCTCGGTGGCCGTCGTCGATGAGCACGAGCTGGTCGAGGTACCGCCGACGAACGGGCATCCGTGACGCCGGCGATGCAGACGATCAAGATCGAGCTGCACGCCGACACGGAGCAGGCGCGGCGCGAGTTGCGTGAGCTCGAGCTGCGTGCCGAGGTGATCTCGAGCAAGCCGGGCACCGAGGCGCGTATCAGGGCGACCGAGGCGCTTAGCCGCTACTACACGCGGAGCGCGATCGAAGCGAATCGCGCCTACGCGGCGCTTTGCTCGCCCTGGAATCCGCGCCGCTGGCGGGCGCTGCTGCGCGCCTGGCGCTACGAGCGCGATCTCGGTTCCACCACCTAGGAATATGGCGTGGGGGGGGGCGAGGAGCTCGTCCTCCGCGTCGGCGGCCCGCCGAAGATCGACCGGAGGAGTCGGACACCGAAGTGTCGGACCATCGACCGCGAATGAACGCCACCGATGTCACCCTTTCGCCGGGAGCTCTTGCAAGCTGCGAGCGGCTCGGCATCGACGAGATCGCCATCCGGCGTGCCCGGGCGGATAGCGTCTCCGAGTTCGCCCGGCCCGCGTACCTGGTGGTGATCGGCCAGCTACCCGACGGACGCACGATCCGCCTGAGCTGCCGTCACGACCTGCCGAAGCATGTCGCTGCGCTCAGTGCCGTGTACGAGGGCGATCGCCGCGGCGCACGGCGAGCTGGCTCCAGGCGGGACAGTGCCAGCGCGCCGCGGCGGTGACCTCCATGACTCGCCGCCGCACCGACTGGTTCTGCCTCAGGTGCAAGCGCACGCTTCACAACGAGGGCGCGAGCTGCAGGTTCAGGGACACGATCTCCTGGTCGATCGACCCGCGTCGCGGCCACGTCTCCTACGTGCACGACCGCTGCGGCGGGCAGATCTCGCCCGGAGGCTGAGCTGCCGCGCTACTCCTGCAACGTCTGTGGCCGGGTCTCGGGTCAGACGCGCTGCCCGCGGCATCGCCGCCCGAAGAACGTGAGCTGGTCGCGGAACCGTGATCACGCGGCGCAGCGCCGGTTCCGCGAGGCGGTGCTGGAGCGCGACGGGCATCGGTGCACCTGGATCGACGCGAGCGGCACGCGCTGCCCTGCCACGACGGACCTGCGCGCCTGCCATCTCGTCCCGATCTCCGAGGGCGGCGGCTACGACCCGAGCAACGGGGCGACGCGCTGCGGGATCCATGACCGCCTGACCGACCCGAAGGCCCGGTGACGATGTACCACGTCTTCCTCGCCCGCATGCTCGCGCTCGAGCAGGAGCTCAAGCGGGCCGACGCCATTCTCGGCCTGCCGGTACGGGACCTGGCAGAGCTTCCTGCCTAGCCGTGACGGCCAAGAGGCCGGCGCCATCCCGCCGCCGGCGGTCGGGAGCCGGGGCGCGCCAGAGCGAGGGGGGCACCCCCCCTCGCGAGAAGGACCGCGCAGCGGGGCACCCGCTCCCCGCTCGCCGCGAGAAAAAGTCGGCGCACCAGCCCGAGCCGAAGCCGCTGACGGTCGACCACTTCCGGCGCTGGGCCCGTCGCCTGGTGCTGGACACCGGCCGGCGCTGGAACCCGGATGCCTGGCAGCTGGCGGTCGTCGAGGACCTGCTCGCCGGGGCGCGCGAGGTCTGGACCGTCGTCCCGGAGGGCAACGGCAAGACGACCTTCTGGGCCGGCTTCGCCCTCTACCACGGAGACCACGTCGAGGCCCCCTCGGTGCCGATCGGCGCCTCGTCACGGGAGCAGGCCGAGCTGCTCTACCGCCAGGCGGAGGGCTTCGTGCTCCGCTCGCCTTCGATCCGCGATCGCTTCCGCTGCCAGGAGGGCTACCGGCGGATCAGATGCTTGCGGACGATCGGGCGGATCCAGATCTACGCGGCCGATGACCGCACCGCCGACGGGATCATCCCGACCCTGGCGCTGCTCGACGAGCTCCACCGCCATCGCGACCTGCGCCTCTACAGGACCTGGGCGGGCAAGCTCGAGAAGCGCGACGGCCAGATCGGCGCGATCTCGACAGCCGGCGAGCCCGGTTCGGATTTCGAGGAGACGCGCGCCCAGATCCATCGCGACGCGACCGAGGTCAGCGTCGAGGGCTGCCACACCCGGGCGGTGACGCCGGAGCGGATCGTCCTGCACGACTGGGCGGTTCCGCGGCGCGAGCAGTGCGAGGACATGCGCGTCGTAGCGCAGGCAAATCCCCGGCGTGCGATCACCCAGGCAAAGCTGCGGCGCAAGCGCCGCTCGTCGACGATGACGCCCGCCCATTGGCAGCGCTTCGTCTGCAACATCGCGACGCGGATCTCCGGCCAGGCGGTGACGCCAGAGGACTGGGATGCCCTGCGCGAGGAAGGACTCGACCCCGACCGCTCCAGGCCGTGCTTCGGTTGGCTCGACCTCGGCTGGAAGATCGACACGACCGCGATGGGCATGCTGGTCTGGGAGTCGTCCGAGCGGCGCGTGGTCGCGGGCGTACGGATCATCGAGCCGCCGGTCGACGAGGGCGACGTCGTCGAGGGCCTGCTCGACCTGCAGGAGGAGTTCCTGCCCGAGGGCTTCGTCTATGACCCCAACGCGGGCGGCCACCAGATGGCACAGCTGCTCGAGAAGGGTGAGCACCCGCGCCAAGTCGCCCGCGGCATTGGCCCGCTCGCGTTCATCGAGCACTCGCAGGACAACGCGCCGATGGCGCTCGCCGCGGCCCGACTCGACGAGGCGATCCGCTCCGGCTGGCTGCGCCACGACGGGGACCCGGGCCTGCGCGCCCATGTGCTGAACGCCGTGCGGCGTCAGCTCGGCGGCGAGAAGTGGAAGTACGACCGTCCGTCGGATGCCAAGGGCGAGAAGCGGGCCAAGTTCCCGATCGACGCGCTCACCGGCGTGCTGATCGGCCACAGCGTCGCGGTCGGCGAGCAGGACACCCCCGAGAAGGAGCCGCTGGTCGCATGGAGCTGAAGCGCAGACACCTGATCGCTGCCGGGCTCTCGTTCGTCGGCGCCGGCCTGGCCCTGGCCGGGATCGCCCTGGTCTATCCGCCGGCGGCGCTGATCGCCGGCGGCGGCGGGATCTGCGCGCTCGGCCTGCTCGGCCTCGACGTCGGAGGCAACCGGTGAATCTGCTGCGCTGGCTCAGGCGCTCTTCGAGTCCCCTCGGGCTCGACGACTGGGCCAACTACTTCAACTTCAACGGGCTCTCCTATCCGCTCGGACCCTCGACTACGCTCGGCGCCAAGGCCGAGGAGATCCCGCCCAACTTCGAGGGCTACGTCCAGGGCATCTACAAGGCCAATGGCGTCGTCTTCGCCTGCATGCTGGTGCGACTGCTGCTGTTCTCGGAGGCGCGCTTCCAGTTCCGGCGGATCCAGTCCGGACGTCCGGGCGAGCTGTTCGGCACGACAGCGCTCAGGACGCTCGAGCAGCCCTGGCCGGGCGGCACGACCGGCGACCTGCTGACGCGCGCGATCCAGGACGCCGACCTGGCCGGCAACTTCTACGCCGTCCGGCGGCCCGGGCGCATCCGCCGCCTGCGCCCCGACTGGATGACGATCGTGCTCGGCTCCGAGCAGGAGCCCCAGGCCGACATTGGCGCCGGCGACATCGACGCCGAGGTGATCGGCTACGTCTACCAGCCCGGCGGGCCCCGCTCGGGGGCCAAGCCGGTGCCGCTGCTGCGCCAGCAGGTCGCGCACTTCGCGCCGATCCCCGACCCGGCCGCGAGCTTCCGCGGCATGTCGTGGCTGACGCCCGTGATCCGCGAGCTGATGGCCGACGGCGCGGCGACCACGCACAAGCTCAAGTTCTTCGAGAACGGCGCCACCCCCAACCTGGTGGTGTCGCTTGACCCCTCGATCGAGCGCGAGGCCTTCGAGCGCTGGATCAAGACCTTCGAGGACAGCCACGAGGGCGTGCTGAACGCCTACAAGACCCTCTACCTCGGCGGCGGGGCCAACGTCGAGGTCGTCGGCAAGGACCTGCGCCAGCTGCAGTTCAAGGACACCCAGGGCGCTGGCGAGACGAGGATCGCCGCGGCCGCGGGCGTGCCGCCCGTGATCGTGGGGCTCTCCGAGGGGCTCGAGGCCGCGACCTACTCCAACTACGGTCAGGCCCGCCGACGCTTCGCCGACGGCACCATGCGGCCGCTGTGGCGCAACATGGCGGGCTCGCTCGCCACGATCGTCGACGTCCCCGCCGCCGCCGAGCTCTGGTACGACGACCGCGACATCTCGTTCCTGCAGGAGGACCTCAAGGACGCGGCTGAGATCCAGCAGGTCCAGGCGCAGGCGATCAAGGCCCTGACCGAGGCCGGCTTCAGGCCGGAGGCGGTCGTTGAGGCGATCGTCGCCGGCGATCTCGGCCGGCTCGATCACACGGGGCTGTTCTCAGTCCAGCTGCGGCCGGCCGGCGCCGGCGACCCGAATGCCAACGGTGTGGCCGCTCAGCGCGTGCGAGAAGCGCTCGCGGGGCTGCTGCACGGCAACACGGAGGATTAGATGCGAAAGCAGGAGCAGGACCACGGCCCGAACGGTCGCCCACCGCGAGACCACCTCTTCAGGGCCGTCTACCCGGGCGTCGAACTGCGCGCCGCAGACGACGGCGAGGATGGCGGGCCGACGATGATCGGCCACTTCGCGGTCTTCAACGAGTGGACGGAGATCCACTCGATCTTCGAGGGGGACTTCCTCGAGCGCTTCGTGCCCGGGGCGTTCAAGAAGACGATCCGCGAGAACCGCGACGGCATGCGCGTGCTGTTTCAGCATGGCTTCGACTACAGCGTCGGCGACAAGCCGCTGGGCCCGATCGAGGACCTGCGCGAGGACGCGCAGGGCGCCTACTACGAGGTGCCGCTGCTCGACGCCTCCTACGTCCGCGACGAGATCCTGCCCGGCCTCGAGGCCGGGCTCTACGGCGCCTCGATGCGCTTCCGGGTGATGCGCGAGGAGTTCGTCGAGGAGCCGGGCAGCTCCGACCACAACCCCGGGGGTCTGCCCGAGAGGACCGTGAAGGAGGCCCAGGTGAGGGAGTTCGGGCCGGTGACCTTCCCCGCCTACGCGGGCGCGAGCGCCGGCGTGCGCTCGCTCAGCGACGAGTTCGTCTTCGGCCGCTTCGCCCGCAACCCCGAGCGCCTGCGCGAGCTCGTCGGGTTCCTCGAGGGCGAGACATCTTCACCGCCTGGCGCCGGGGCCGAGCCCCAGTCCGGGCGTGACGCGCCGGCGGACGACGCCGAGCGCGAGGAGCCCGCCGAGGCGGGCAAGCAGGACAAGCGATCCCCGAAGGACGGCGCCGGGGCCGAGCCCCACCCCGACCACGGGAGCCGCGGCAAGCACCAACCCCTCTACGGGCAGGAGCCCCGGAAGGAGAAGCCGTCATGGCTGCTGTGAAGGAATGGACCCGGACCGTGATCCGGGGTGTCGAGCACATCGTGATGGGCGGTCGGGTGATGCCGATCGTCGCTGGCGGTGAGCCGACGATCGAGGAGCACCGGGCGCGCCTGACCGAGATTCAGGGGCGCCTGCAGGAGCTCGACACCGAGTTCGCCGGCCAGGCCCTCCCCGAGGCCGCCCGGGCGGAATGGAACCAGCTCGGTAAGGAGCGCGACGAGACCACCCGGCTGATCGAGGAGCTCGAGGCACGTCTGCGGGTGATCGGGGAGAACGGCAACGACCCCGGCCGGAGCGAGCCTGGGGCGAGCTTCGAGACGCGGCGGCCCGGCGCTGCCCGTGGCGAGGACATCTACGACCTCTCCACGGTGCGCGCGTCGGTGTCCGACCCCGCCGAGGCGACACGCGAAATGCGCGACCGGGCGCTGCGCTCGGTCGAGGCCGCGAGCTTCCCGCACGAGCGGGCGGAGCGCGAGCGCTGCCGTGCTCACATCGAGCGCCTGCTCGACCTGGCCGATCCCGAGGATGGCGCGTTTGCGCGCCACCTGCTCGTCACCGGCAGCCCGACCTACAAGCGGGCGTTCGGCAAGGCGCTGGCTGGCAGGCCGCTCAGCTCCGAGGAGCTGCGGGCGCTGTCGCTGACCACCACGGAGGGCGGCTTCGCGGTTCCCTACCAGCTCGACCCGACGATCATCCCGACCTCGAACCACTCGGTGAATCCCTACCGGGCGATTTCGAGGGTCGAGACGATCGTGACGAACGAGTGGCGCGGGGTCACCTCCGCGGGCGTCACGGCCAGCTACGCCGCCGAGGGCGACGAGGCGACGGATGACGCGCCAGAGCTGGCCCAGCCGAGCGTCACGCCGGAGCGGGCGCAGGCGTTCATCCCCTTCTCGATCGAGATCGGGCAGGACTGGTCCGGGCTGCAGGCGGAGATGGCGCGCCTGCTCCAGGACGCCAAGGACGACCTCGAGGCGACGAAGTTCACGACCGGCGCGGGCTCGGGCTCCGACGAGCCGGAGGGCGTCGTCACGGGCGCCACCACGACGCTCGACACGGCAGCCGCCGCCGCGTTCGGCGTGGCCGACGTGTACGCGACCGAGGAGGCGCTGCCGCCGCGCTTCCGGCCGCTGGCGCAGTGGGTCGCCAATCGGGCGATCTACAACAAGGTGCGCCAGTTCGACACCGCGGGCGGCGCGGACCTGTGGCTGCGCTTGCCGCAGGGCCTCGCCAACCAGGTGCCGACGCCCGGCAACACGGGGGCCGAGCTGATCGGCTATTCGGCGAACGAGGCCTCCGCGATGAGCGCGCAGGTCGCGGCGGGCAACAAGATCGCCATCCTGGGCGACTTCAGGTATTACCTGATCGTCGACCGGGTGGGGATGGCGGTCGAGCTGGTGCCGCACCTGTTCGGCTCAAACCGCCGGCCGACCGGCCAGCGTGGCCTGTACGCGATCTGGCGGAATTCGGCCGAGGTGCTGAGCCCCGCCGCCTTCCGCGTGCTGAAGGTCAAGGCCCCGTAGGGATAACGCAGAACGTGGGGAGGTGGCCCCAGCGCCGCCTCCCCACGTCGCCTACTGAGACCCGAAGCCCCTCGCGGGCGGAAGGAGAGCGAGCATGGCCAGCGACGAGATCCTGGTGGCGAAGGAGACCTTCACGACGGAGCTCGACGGCTCACCTGTCGTCGTGCAGAAGGGCCGCACGCGCGTGCGCGCGGGCCATCCGCTGACGGAAGGGCGCGAGGAGCTGTTCGAGCCCGTCGAGCTCGAGGTGCACTACGACGTCGAGCAGGCGACCGCGGCGCCGGGCGAGAAGCGCGGTGCGACGAGCTCGAGCAGCGGCTCCGAGTCCGCGGCGAAGTCCCGCGGCAAGGGCAAGACCGCCGCGAGCGACAAGTAGCCCGTGCCCGACCTCGAGGTCAAGGCGCGGCTCCAGGTCGAGGAGGGTGGCGCCGAGCGGCCGCTGCGCAAGAGCGATCTCGAGCACTCGGATCCCGCCGCGGGGGCGGGTGCGCTGGAGGAGACGCAGGCGCTCGTAGCCGGAGCGCCTGGTGGAGAAGGGCGTCGCCGAGCCGGTCCAGGCCGAGCGCAAGGCGACAGCGACCTCGAAGAGGGCCGAGTCGGCAGAGCAAAGGGAATAGCACGTGCCCCCCACCTCAAGCTCTAGATATGGCTGAAATCACCGTCAGCGATCCACGGCTCGAGCTCGAGGTCGAGCCGCTGAGCCGGGAGACCGCCCTCGCCCTGATGGACGAGTACGTCGAGCAGGGCTACCGCGTCGAGCTCTACTCGGGCAAGGCGCTGCAGGCAGGTGGCCGTTTTTACAGCCTGAAGGTGCTGGTGATCGAGCCCGTGCTGGGAGCCGACCTGGTCCGCCTGGTCGAGATCGCGGAGGCCCATGAGCGGCCGCTGTTCTTCAACGAAACGGAGGGTGTGAGGGTCCGATGAACGTACTGATGCCGCAGCGCGAGCAGGTCGAGCGCAAGATGCTCAAGGCCCGTGAGGAGATCTTCGCCTTCGAGCGCCCGCTCGCCGACGTGATCGACCTCGAGGCGATCATTCGGCGCCGCTACAAGCCTGTCTGGGGCGGTGCCACCAACTTCACCTTGACGCTCGACACGACCGGCCCCGCCGGGGTCACCGTGTCGATCAACGCCGCCGCGGCCTACGCCACCAGCCAGGCGGCCACGCTCAGCATCGGCACGTCCGACGGCGACACCACCGGCTACCAGATGAAGGTCTGGGGCGACGTGGACCTGGCTGCGGACGCGAACGTGCAGGATACCGAGGGCAACTCTGCCTGGATCGCCTTCAACGCCTCCAAGGCGATCACCCTGCTCACGGGCGACGGCTCCAAGACGATCACGATTCGCCTGCGCGACGACGTCTGGAACGAGTCCTCGACGGCATCGGATTCGATCACGCTCGACACGACGCTGCCGGTGCCGAACATCACGACCGGCCCGGACGTGTCCCGGCTCTCGAAGATCGCGGGCAAGCGCACCTGCTCATTCTCGTGGCAGTCGAATGCCGTGTTCGAGGAGTACAAGGTCAAGGTCGTCCCGGCGTCGGGCTCACTGAACTCGGCGGGCACCACGATCCCGACCACGAACGGCTCTACGAACATGACCGGCTCGGCGGGCGGCTACCCGGCGACGACGAACATCGACTCTGTCATCGACGGCCGCGACCTGGAGCTGGCCGACACGGGTGACGGCGCGAAGGTGGTCAAGGTGTTCGTCCGGGACGCGGCGACTAACTGGTCCCTGTAATGACCGCCCGCAAGGCCCCGAAGAAGGGCCAAGTCTGGACGCGAGAGGGCAAGGGCGGCACCGTGAAGGTCAAGGTGCTGGAACTGTCCGACGGCTTCGCCCACGTCGAGGTCATAGAGCACGACGACCCGGACCTCCAGGGTCAGTTGCAGGCGTTCAGGGCTGGCGACTGGGAGGGCTGGGAACTAGAGGCCGGAAAGGGCTGAGCGATGGGTGTCACGCTGCGCTACGAGGGCGGCACTGAGGCCCATTTCTCAACGCTCGAGGAGGCGCTGGTCCAAGCCGGCCACGAGGAATATCTGGGCCTGAAGCGGGGCGTCGAGGTCATCGAGGGCGCGCCGGGTGCCGAGGGCCAGAAGCTCGCTGGGCGCGCGGAACTCTCCGCCGCCACCAAAGCCGAGCCGGAGCGACTCGCCCGTCACGCGGCCCTGCGGGCCTACGAGATCCGGGGCGGCAAGGATGACGCCCTCAAGAGCGCGCTGAAGGGCGGCTGATGCCCGCCGCGGCCGAGTTCCGGGCGGTCTGCGGGGCCGACGTGGCGCTCGTCGCCGCCACCGCCAAGTGCGTGCTCGGCATCGACGCCGACGCCAACCGCGTCGTCGTGCCGACGGAGTTCTCGGTCGGCTTCGACGCCACCGTCGCCACGCGCGAGGCCGTGGTGGTCGAGTTCTGCGCCGTCACCTGGGCGACGAACGCGCCCGGCACCAACAGCACCTCCGTTACCCCGGTGCGGATTCGCGGCCCGGCGGTGGACGACGCCTCCTCGGCGGCCCGCGCCTGGTCGTCCGAGCCAACCGTCGTGACCCCGCTGGCGGAGTGGTTGATCGAGCAGAAGTCGGGCGTGATCGACCTCCAGCAGGTGCTCGGGCGCGAGAAGGTCTCGGGCGTCGGGGAGGGCTTCGTGATCCGTTGCACCTCGCCGGACGCGGTGAACGCGCGGGCTTACATTTCGTACGAGGTCGGATAGAGGATGGCCTTCGCGATCTTCTACAACCGCCAGGACCTCACGCCGATCGTCGCCGAGGCGACGCGGCCGACGCTCACGGGCGCGGACAGGACGCTGGCGCAGAAGCTCTGGAACGGCGGCCTGAAGGGCTGGGACCAGGCCCCCGTCTACGGCGGCCGTGAGGCCGAGGGCGACCCCGACTGCCGCGTCGTCATCGTCAGCGCCCAGGGCGTCTCGAAGCAGGACATGATCGACCTGCTCTACCGGCTCGCGAACCAGCCGGGGGCCGAGTACATGCGCGCGATCGCGAACGACATGGAGTCAACTGCGATCGAGCCTTGGCCGCCCGCCTAGCGTGGCGCGGCTAGTAACGAGTGGGCTGGAGACGCAGGCCGCGCTGACGGAGGGGCTTACCCTCACTACAGCTTCGTTCGACACTGGCGTCGCGCGCACGGGTTCGGTGTCGGTGCGCAACACGACCTCTGGCAGTCCCGGCACTGCCTTTTGGAGTTTTACGGGCGTCTTGGGTCGTTCGTATTTTGGGCGAGCATACGTTCGCCTCAGTGCGTTACCGGCGGGAGATCGGGGAGTCGTCACTCTGAATGACGACACAGGTGGGCTATTGGGGCAGGCACGAGTTACTAGTGCGGGGAAGCTTCTTCTAGTTGACTCGTCGGCACAACAGGTTGGCTCCAACAGCGTTGCGACACTTGCCGTAGACACTTGGTACCGAATTGAGTTGCGCTGCAAGATAGGGACCGGAGCGACGGACGAGCTGGAACTGCGGCTGGACGGAACGTTGGTCGCGGTCGGAACCGGACTCAACATGACCGACTTGCTCCCCGGTCGGCTAACAGCCGGGGCGGACTCTATCTCTAATCCGGGCGGCTTCGTCTACGTCGACGACGTTGCCGTCAATGACGACCAGGGCACAGACCAGAACTCCTGGCCCGGCGAGGGCAAGATCGTGCTACTGAAGCCGGTTTCCGACGACGGGGCGAACTCAAACATCGGCGCGGACGCCTGGCGGGCGGGCAACTCCGGCACGACGAATCTCTGGACGGCGGTGGACAACACGCCGCCCGTGGGAGCCATCTCACCTGGTACCACGACCTCGCAGATCGTCTGCGACACGCCCTCAGTGGCTAGGGGCTATAGGGCGCTGACGGATACCTACACGAATGCTGGTATTGGGGCCTCGGACACCATCACCCTGCTTCAGCAGTTGGCGGTTCATGGCGAAGCGGTCAGCACCGGGACGAAGGCGGGAGACATCCAGTACGGGGGTAACTGCGGCTCAACCGAGTTCACAAACTTCAACTACGGCGACGACGCTGGAGCCGCTGGTGCTTTCCCCACGGGCTGGAAGTTGGTCCGCAACCCGGTCGTCTACTCCCCGAGCGTTGCAACAGGCACGGCCGCTGGTCTGGATGTGGGGCACCAGGCCAACACCCGCAACGGAATGATCTGCTTCATGGGCCTGTACGTGGAGTACGTGCTGGCGGCGGCGGGACTTCCTCCCGCCAGGCCCCTGATCGCCTCCCAGGCCGTCCAGCGCGCGGCGACGAGGTAGAGATGGCTTGCACGGGACGGGGTTTTCCGGCCACGACACTGATCCGCCCCCGTCCGTGGTCGATCCTGTTCGTCGGCACGGACGTAACCGCTCCGACGGTCAACATCACCGTCAGCCCCTCGAAGACCCGTATCAGTCGTGTCGTGGGCCAGGACGTGTCGGCGTTCAGCTTCTCCGTGGACGAGGCGTACCAGGCGTACAAGCTCAAGGTCGTGCCCGGGACCTCCAGCCCCCACACGGCAGGGACGGAGATCGAAGCCGGTGGCGGCGGCTCGGCGGGGGTCAACCGCGACGTGGACGTGACCGACGACGAGCTGGTGGCGGCGCTGGGCGCCGAAGGAGCGAACATCGTCAAGGTGTTCTGCCAGGACAACGCCGGCAACTGGTCCGCATGACGCCGACTAGCTTCGTCCTCACGCTCGACACCGCGGCGCCGGAGATCACCTGGGAGCTGCCGTTGACCGTCACCGTCGGCGAGCTGCTCGAGGTCGGGTACGAGCTCTCAGAGGAGGGCGAGATCATCGCTGCGGCGCTGGTGCTTGCCGACGCCTCCGAGGTCGCGCTCGTGCCGGGCCCGGACACCCTCAGCGCCACCGTGCCGGAGAGCACCGCGCTGGGGCCGGCGTACGTGCGGGTGGTGCTGCGGGATGCCGTCTGGAATGCAGCCACCTACCGCTCCGAGACGCTGGTGGTGGTGCGCCTTCTCGGGCCCGCGGTAGCTGGGTCGGCAGCAGATGCGCCACAAGGGCGCGCCAACAGAGGCCCCTCCGGGCGGGCGGACGGCGGCGGCCGTGGAAACAGCGATGGCGGCTCACGAGGTCTGGCGGCCGCAGGAGCGAGAGGCTGATGAGCTACGTCGTTTCACTTGAGCAGTTCAAGCCAGGCCAGCGCTATGGCGACGTTGGACCCTGGACACGGGTTCGGATCGAGGAGGCCGAAGCCTACGACGGGCCCTACACACCGATCGACGAGCTCAACCTCGACCCGCTCGACGCCGATCCCGCACAGCCGCAGACGCGAAACTTCACGACGGCCGAGGCGACGATCCCGGCCGGCTGGTTCAAGGTCGTCTTCCTCGACGCCCAGGATGCCGAACAGCCCTCGCGGCCGGTCTACTTCCCTTCGATCAGCGACGGCACGCCGACGCTCGAGGAGCTCAAGCGCCAGGTGAACGTCGACCGCGCCGACAAGGAGCCATTGCTCGAGGCAAAGCTGCAGGCGGCAATTGAGTTCGCCCGCAACCAAACCGGGCGCCAGCTCGATCCGCTGCCGGATGGCGCCGGCACTCACAGCCTCACCCGACGTGTCAGCGGCGGAAGGTCAATCATTTCCGTACCGGACGCGCGGGAGATTGTCACGGTCACGATCGACGGGGTTGAGGTCGAGCCCGCCGGCTTCTACTCCGACCGCGGCCTCATCACCGACATCGAGCTGCCCGTGCACACCGGCTCGATCTGCGAGATCAGCGGCAAGTTCGGCTTCGATCCGCTGCCCGACGACCTGCGCCAGGCGATCATCGAGGAGGCGGCCAACCGCTACTACGAGCGTGAGACCGGCAACGCCGACTCGGCCGCCTCCGAGGAGTACGGGCAGCTCCCCTACTCGCGCCCGCCCGGCTGGGCGCGCGCCGTCTTCAAGTCGTACCGGCTGCCCCTGGTGGCATGAGCGGCGTCCAGATCACGGGCAAGCTCGACCTCTCCGAGCGGAAGGTGCTCGGGGTCCTCGACCAGGAGGCTCAGCGCTCGGTGCGCGCGGCGACGAGGCTGCGCGCGACGGCGATCAACGCCGCCGCGCCCGTGGGCCCCACGCGCAGGCTCTCGCGCTCTCACAAGCCCTCGGTCCGCAAGACGCCAGTCGGCTACCAGGGCCGCGTCCGGCGCAGCCAGGACGCCTGGTACGGCGCCGTCGTGGAGCGCGGCCGCAGCGCCGGTCGCTCGAAGCGCACGGGCCGCGCCTATCCGGCCGCCCGGGCGAACCCGTTCGTCGACCGCGTCGACGCGGGGATCTCGGACGAGGCCGAGCAGCTGCTCGCCGCCGGCGCCGAGCGCGCCGCTTCGCAGATCGAGGCGCGGCTCTGATGGCGATCCCGCCGCTCGAGCAGCCGGGACCCTTCGCGCGCCTGATGGACGGGCTCGAGGCGCTCGAGCGCACGATCAACGAGCAGCTGCCCGCCGGCACGAAGGAGCTCGTCGTCTATCGCTGGCGCACACGTCAACTGCCCGATCTGCCGGCGATCTACAACTGGCTGCCTTCGCAGGCGAGCGCCGAGAAGCTCGACACCGCGGCGAACCGCGACGCCTTCCCGCTCTCCGCCTATGTCGGCATCGAGCACTCCGACGACGTCGAGCAGCTGGCCGCCGTCGAGCTCTACGCCGACGTCGCCTGCCAGGTCTTCGACCTCGACTTCCGCAACAGCCCATTCCTCGGCGGCGCGGCCCAGATCGCCGATCGCACGGGGCGCCGGCTCGTCGTCGACAGCTTCGGCGACACGCCGGTGCTGTGCGTGGAGCTGCCGTTGCGGCTGCTGACTCACCAGCTCATCAATCCCCAGTAAGGAGGGGCCACATGGCCGACGAGAAGCCCGCTCAGAAGAGCGAGGCCAAGGCTGACGACGCCTTCAAGCCCAAGGGCCGTCCGACGGCTCGCGAGGTGGCGGAGAAGGCGGCAAAGGACGAGCGGGTCGAAGAGGCCCCCGACTTCGGAGGTAGCGAGTAATGGCCACCTGGCGACGGCTGTTCGGCTGGATCAACGACGTGACGGCGGGCGGGAAGGACTACGACGCTCTCGCGGCCGGGGCGATCCCCGACCCGGACTTCTTCGTGCCGGTCGACAACGCGAACGTCAACCAGAACGTCAACCAGCTGACCCGCAACCAGGAGGTACGGGGACTGCGCGGCTCGGTGGCGCCGATCGAGTTCCGCGCCGATCCGCGCGTGCCGTTCGAGGGCAACGCCTACGCGCTGCTGGTGAAGAAGCTCGTGCAGAAGTGGACCGGGGCGACCGACTCGCGCTCGGGCACGCCGCCGGCGGCGATCACGCACCTGTTCGAGCCCGTCCAGACCGGCGAGCTGCCCGCCGTCCACCTCGCGATCGTGCGCGACGACCACTACATGAAGGTCGCGGGCGCGGTCCTGAACGAGCTGTCGCTGGCGTTCTCGATGGGCGACTTCGCCAAGGTCTCGGGCGAGTTCTGGGGCAAGTACGCCAAACGCGAGTCGGGCAGCCCCCCGACGGCCGACTACAGCGACTACGACCGCCGCGGCTACCTGCTGCGCGACGCGGCGGTCTACCTGGCCGGCTCGGGCAGCTCGCTGGCGGCGCTGTCGGCGATCTCGTTCGCGCTCAACAACAACCACTCGGACGCGATCGAGGACCGCTTCGCGCAGAAGAAGAATCGCGTCGTGACCGACTACGGCACGCCGGCGGTGAAGCGCACCGTCTGGTGGCCCTACCGGCACAAGTTCCTCTCGCACGCCGCTACCGGCAGCTTCACGCTCGCCGACGCGGTCGCCGACGAGGACCTCAAGCTCGAGCTGGCGCACGCCGAGCAGCTGGTGTTCGAGTGCGAGCTCGAGGACCTCGGGACGACGCCGGCGGCGAAGGAGCTGCTGCGCGTCACTGCCCCGGTGATCGTCCGCACCGGCGGCGGACCGGAGCAGCTGACCGACGAGGACTCGCTGTCCTCGACGTTCGAGTTCGGGATGTACATCGATCCCGCGACGCAGGACGACTTCAAGATCGAGTTCGTCGACGCCTCGAACGTCGCCATCACGTAACGACTGGCGATGGATCGCGAGGCCGCGGCGGCGCTCGAGCTGTCGCGCCGGCGAGCCGGCCAGGCGCTCGGCGCTGTGCGCAAGGCGTCCCGCCTGCTGGCCGCATCGGCTGACGGCTACGACAGCTTCGGCTCCTGCGAGGTGCGCTCGCAGGACGACGTCGCCGCCGCGGCCGAGCTGATCGCTCTCGCTCTCTCGGAGCGGGGGCAGGTCGACGTCGTGCTGCTCGTCAGCACGACGTCCTGACGAAACCCACCACGGCCCCGAGTGTGGGGCGAAGGAGCACAAAGATGCCGAGCAACAACGGCTTCAACGCTGACCAGAAGATCGCCGAGCGCGAGCGCAAGGTCCACACGATCGGCGGCCGCAAGGCCAAACAGGCCCGGCGTACGAACGAGGTCATGCGCGGCTATCGCAACCTCCTGCGCCGCCAGGCGGCACTCGAGCGCGAGCAGGCGAAGCTTGACGGCCTCTCAGACCTCACGCTCGAGACGCTGATCGAGCTGGCCGCCGAGAACGGCGTCGCCGAGCCGGAGATCGAGCCGGGGCAGAGCCGCAGGGCGCTGCTGCTGAACCTGCTGCGCGACAACGACATCTGCGCCCCCGGCGTGTTGCTTGAGGACATCGAGCCGCGCCGCGACGAGCTCGAGGAAGAGAGCGACAAGGTCGGCTTCGAGCTGATCGCGATCTGGCTCAAGCCGGTGAAGGAGGACGAGCCGGTCGACGCGGCCTGGATCGCCGAGCACCTCGACCTCGAGGACATGCCGGGCCTACTGCGGCAGGTGTCGCCCGGGGCCGCCGCCGTGGAGCCGGACCCTACGCCGGAGACGACTCCTACTTCGAGCTGATGGCGCACCTGGCCCGCTACGGCAACGTCGCGCCTTCGGAGTTCGAGCAGATGCTCGAGGACGACGCGGTGGCGCTCGCGAAGCAGGTGGGCCGTCTGCACAAGGGAGATCAGGAACTGCTGATCGAGCTCGCCAAGGGCGTGATGAAGTCGAGCGCGGGGCGTTGAGGATGGCGACTTTCAAGAAGGCGAGGCTCCGGCCTCGCCTTCGTGCGTCTCGGGGGACCGCCTGATGGCTGGCCGCGGTCGGGAGATCTCTGTGCGCTACGCGGTTTCCGTGGTGGACAAGGGCACGAAGCACCTGCTCGCCGAGGACCGCAAGATCCGGCAGTCGGTCAAGGAAACGGCGAAGGAGATGCGCAAGAGCGCATCGACCGCCGAGACTACGGGCAAGCGGCAGCGGGTCTCAGCCCAGCGTGTCAGCCGCGACTACGACACCGTTGGGGCGAGGGCGAAGCGGGCCGCCAGCGGAGTCGATCATCTCAATGTCGCGCTGGGCAACTCCACGCACCAGACGAAGATCTTCAGCCGCATCGTTTCGCTGATCAAGTTCCCGGCCATGATCGCCGGTCTCGGTGCTGTTGCACAAGGAGCGGCGGCTCTCGGAGCGGGCGCCGCTGCCGCTGTCGCTGCACTTGCCCCGCTCTCCGGTGCTATCGCCGCTTATCCGGTGATCTTAGGTGCGGCAGCGCAGGCGATGGGTGTCTTCAAGCTCGCGACGCTCGGGATGGACAAGGCCTTCGAGGGGTTGACGAAGGGCCTCAAGGAGCCGACCCCGGCGATGCTGAAGTTCGGCAAGCACCTCGAGAAGTTCGCGCCGCAGCTCGCGCGGCTGCGCAAGGAAGCCGAGGGGCCGATCCTGAAGGGCCTCACCCGCGGCGTCGACGCCGCGTCGAAGAACTTCAAGATCCTGCCAGGCGCCGTGCGCGGAACGGCGCGGGCGATCGGTGAGCTAGCTGAGCGTGCGGGCAAGCTGGCGGGCTCGAAGGGGTTCGGACGCGATCTGCAGGCGCTCGGGCGCACGAACATCGCGCTGATCCGGTCGTTCGGTGGTGCGGGGTTGAAGCTCGCCAGTGCCTTCCGTCACGTGATGGTCGCTGCTGGACCCCTGGTCCTCTGGATGGGGAAGATGGCGGGGGGCTGGGCGAAGAACATCGACGGTGCTGCGAAGGCGGGTCGGGAGTCCGGCCGGATGGCGAAGTTCTTCGAGTCCACTCGCAAGGTGATGACTCGGGTCGGCTCGATCGCGGGATCGCTGGGCAAGGCGTTCTGGAACATCGGCAAGGCGGCGGCACCGCTCGGCCGCGAGATTCTCGGTGCGCTCGACAAGGCGTCTGGCGGGTTCGCCAAGTGGACCTCGAGCGTGAAGGGCCGCAACGAGCTGAAGAAGTATTTCGCGGACTCGAAGCCCGCGATCTTCGAGATGGGTCGCCTGATCCGCGACGTCACCAAGGCGTTCTTCAGCCTGTCGCGGGGCAAGGAGGCCGGTCAGCTGCTGAAGATTGTCCGCACCGAGCTGCTGCCGTCGTTCGTGTCGCTCGTGAAGGCGACGACCGCCGCTTTTGGGCCCGCTGTCATTCGAGCGTTGGCGAACGTGGCGCTGCTATTCGGGCAACTCGCCGGCGCCAATGGCCCGCTGACGCTGGTCGTGAAGATGCTCGGCGGGATGGCGAGGGGTGCAACCGTCTTGCTCCAGAAGGTGCCGGGGCTGAAGACGCTGGTGGTCACACTCGCGGGCCTTGCCGCGGTGAGCAAGGCGTTCGGCTTCGCCGCGGCGATCACGGGTGTGGGGCGACTCGCCGCCGGTTACAAGACCCTGCGGACCACCGCGCTCGGCGCGGCCGCGGCGGAGCGTGTCGCGGCCGCGGCTGGAGGTGTACCTGTAGTCGGCGCTCTCGCTCGCCGTGGGGCTCCGGCAGTGGTGCAACGCCCCGGTGCGCTGGCTCCAGGCATGACGGCCAACGCGACCAAGGCCACGGGCGCAGCAGCGGGCGGCGGCTTCCTTGCGGGGTTCGCCGGGAAGTTGAAGGCCCTGCCGGCGGTGCTCGGCAGTGCGTTGAAGCGGGTTCCGGTCCGGCTGCTCGGGAAGGCCGGTCCGATCGGCCTCGCGCTCGGCACGGTCGCCGAGTACGTCACGTCGATCTTCAGCGCCAAGGGCATCGGCGGGAAGTTGAAGGCGTTCGCCCTCACCTTCGCCAAGAACTTCCCCATCATCGGGCCGATCGTGCGCCTCGGGCTCCTAGTGGTCAAGCACTTCGGCAACTCGATCAAGCCGGTGGGCAAGGTGCTGCTGGCGCCGTTCAAGGCCGGCTTCGGGTTGGTCAAATCGCACATCCAGACCGTTGTCAAGGTCTGGAGCACCGTGTTCAAGGTCGGACTGGCGGCGTTCAAGGCGGTCGTGATGCCGGTGCTGCGCTTCATCGCGAACGCCTTCCGCACTGGCTTCAGAACTGTGGCCGCGATGGTCAGGACTTATGTGCGCACGATCGGCCGCGTCTGGGATGCGATCGTGGGCGCCCTGCGCGGCCCGGCCCGGGCGGGGGTGCGTGGCGTCCGAGCGGTGATCGGCACGCTGGCGGGAGTCGCCCGGGGTGGTGTGAGGGCAGCGGTGGGCGCCATCAGGGGGGCCTGGAACATCGTCAAGGTGCTCACCTCGCCGGTGCGTAGAGCTGTCGGGGCGGTGGCGGACGCCATCAAGGGCATCGGCGGGCCGGCGGTGAGGGCCGTGGGCAGCGTGTTGAGCAAGATCGGCGACGCCTTCGGCAAGCTGCCCGGCATCATCAAGAACGCGCTCGGCAGCGCGGGCAAGTGGATCGGCGACATAGGTCGGGCCATCGCCGATTGGCTGAACGACCACACCCCGCTCGGCGACAAGGTCGGGATCGACATTCCGCACGGGCCGGACATCCACATCACGCTGCCGAAACTGAGGCGCGGCGGTCAGGCTGGCGGCCTGGCGATGGTCTCGCCGGGCGAGCTCGCGGTCGAGCCTGGTGGCCGGTCCTTCATGATCCCGGGCCGGCGTACGGGCGCCGACAGCGTGCTCGGCTTGTTCAGGCGCGACACGGCGATCATCACCGGCCCCGGCCAGCAGCTGCTTGCCCGCGGCGCCACGATCGACGAGACGCTCACCCACCAGCTGCCGCACTTCGCCTCCGGTGGACGGGTCGCCCAGGCGGCGCGCAAGGCGGGGCTGCGCGGCAGCAGGCTGCTGACCGCGGTTGCTGTCGCAGGCGCCGAGTCGGGCTGGAACGAGCGGGCGCACGGCGACAGGGGACTCGGCGGCAGCTTCGGGCTGTGGCAGATCCACAAGCCGGCCCACCCGCAGTACTACCGCCAGGCGGGCCGCATCTTCGATCCGGACTACAACGCCCAGGCGATGGCCGCGATCTCGAGCGGGGGCTCGAACTGGCAGCCGTGGACGACCTTCCGCGAGGGGACCCACAGGGGCTGGTTGGGCCGGGCCGCCGCCGCAGTGCGTGGCATGGGCCGGGCCGGAGGGCGCGAGCCGCGTAGTGGTGGGACTCGCGCTCCGGCCGGCAAGAGCAAGCTCAGCTTCGGCGGCGCCCTTCCCAGCGCGGCCAGCGCCTGGGCCGCCGGCTACGAGCTCGGTGGCGCACCCCTGGCGGGGGGCATTGGCGAGATCCTCGCTGGCGCCAGCGCCAAGATTCAGACGATTGATCCGCCCAGCGGCCGCGGTGGACGCGGCAGCGCGCCGCGGGCGTCTCGAGGGGGGCGCTCGGGACTGCCGGCGAAGGTGCAGGCTGCGGTCGCCGAGGCGAACCGGATCGACCGTGCCCACTATCCCTACGTCTGGGGCGGCGGCCACACCCAGCCGGCCAGGGCGACGGGCGGCGGCTACGACTGCTCGGGTGCGGTGGCGCGCGTCATGCAGCGGGCGGGCTTCAACTTCCCGACCGGGGTAAGCGGGAGCTACGCGGGCTGGGGCTCCCCGGGCAAGGGTCGCCACATCTCGATCTTCGCCAACCCGCAGCACACCTTCATGGCGATCAGGGGGAAGGGCTTCGGCACCTCGAGCTCGAACCCCGGCGGCGGCGCCGGTTGGCTCGATTACAACTCCCGTTCGGGCTTTACGGTCCGACACCCGAAGGGCTTTCGCCGCGGCGGCATCGTCGGCTTCCAGGGTGGCGGCATCACCCGCCAGCCGCGCGGCACGCTGTTCGCCGGCCTGCCGCGGGCAATGGTGATGCAGCTCGTCGAGATCCTGATGCGTCGGGCGACGCACTACAGGCCGCCGGCAGCGCGGGCGGGCTCGCTGCGGGCGACCGTCGGGACGCTGGGGCGAGCCGGGATGGACAACAAGGCCGCCCAGGCCGTGCTGCGCGGCTTCGCGAGCTTCGTCGAGCAGCTCGACGAGACCAGCGCGCAGATCGTGCGCGCCCACCTGGCGCGCGTGCGAGCGCAGATCAGGCGCATCCGCCGCGGCGGCGTGACGCGCCGCGAGCGGCCGGTGCTGCGCCGGTTGCGCGAAGAGGCCAGGGCGGACGTGCAGCGGCTCGCCGCGGCGCCCAGCTACGGCCGGCTCGAGCGCATGGAGCGCAGCCTCGGCCGCCGCATCGCGCGCCTGCAGCGCGGCGGCGTGACGCGCGACGAGCGCGTACAGATCCGCCGCCTCGAGGCCGCCCAGCGGATCGTCCAGACCGAGATGGGCCGCCGCACGGCGATGATCGTCGAGGGCGTCGAGAAGCAGGCCCAGGTGCTCGAGCGCGCCCGCACGCGCCTCTCGCAGTTCCTGCGCTGGCGCGGTATCGACGAGGCCTCAGTCGAGGGCATCAGGGCGCTCCAGGGGCTGCAGAAGGCACAGCTCGAGGGGCTGCAGCGGATGCGCGCGCAGCTGCGCACCGCTCTGCGCAGGGCGCTCAAGGCCGGCGACCGCGACGCGGTCAAGGACATCAGCGACCGCCTGACGGAGATTGGCGAGGAGATCTCCGAGACGGTCACGAGCCTGGCCGAGCTGTGGCGCGAACGGATCAGGGCGGCCGCCCAGCGCGGCTTCGACGTCGCCAGCCACCGCACGACGATGGCCCAGGGCGCGCTCTCGATCACAGAGGCCCGCCAGCGCCTGGCAGGCACCGCCGAGACGCCAGCCGCCCTGCGCGCCCGCGCGGCGGCCACCACCAGGACGGTCATCCCCGGGATGCAGGCGGTGCTCGGCGCGCTCCAGGGCCAGCTGCGGGCCGCGCAGCAGACCCAGGCGCCGATTGCAGACATCTTCGCGCTGCAGGAGCAGATTCAAGCCCAGCAGCTGGAGATCCTGAACGCCCAGGTCGAGGCGGTGGAGCTGCTGCGCCAGGCGGCAGAGTCGGCAACGCAGGCCGCTCAGCACATGGTCACGATGGCCGGCTTTGCCACCGCGAGGGCGCAGGGCGGAGTCGCTCTGCTCGAGGCCCAGCAGCGCATGGCCGGGACACAGGACACCGCCGAGAGCCTGCGCGCCCGGGCGGCGCTTACGACCTCCACGGTCATTCCGGCGATGCAGGCCGCCGTCCCCACGATGAAGGGCGTGCTGGCCGCGCTGCGCGACCAGCTCAAGCTGGCTGTCGCGACTCACGCCCCCCTGGCCGACATCTTCGGCCTCCAGGAGCAGATCGAGTCCCAGCAGCTAGACATCTCGCAGTACCAGCTAGAGATCCTGAACGCCCAGGTCGAGGCCAAGGACCTGCTCGCCCAGGCCGCCCAGGCCGCCACGGAGGCGACCCAGCGCGTCGTCGCGATGGCCCAGGGCGGGCTCACGCTGCTCGAGGCCCAGCAGCAGCTGCGCGGCACCGCCGGCATGGCCGGCGCCGCGCTCGAGCGCGAGAGCCTGATCTCGGGCCAGATCATCCCGGCGCTGCAGGCACAGCTCCGGGCGCTGAACGACCAGCTGAAGGTCGCGCTCGAGCTCGCCCAGCAGTCGCTCGTCGACTCCACGCTCGAGGCGATCCAGTCGGTCCAGACCGAGATCGTCGGCGCGATGCAGGCGGCGCGCGAGGCGATCCAGGCTGCGGCGCACGCCGTCACCGAGAGCGCGGCCCACATCAGCACGATGGCCGACCTGGGGCTCTCCCATCTGGAGCTCGAGCAGAAGCTCGCCGGCACCTTCGAATCGGGCGGCGCTGAGCGTGCGAAGTTCATCCGCGAGTCCGTCGTGCCGGGGATCGAGCGCGAGCTCGAGGCGCTGCGCTCGGAGCAGGCGCTGGCGCAGGCGCAGTCAGACCAGGCGCGCCTGCGCGAGCTCGCGGAGCTGATCGCGGGCAAGGACAACGAGCGGCTCACGGCGCTGCTGGCGGCGATGGAGCTGACCGCCGCCAACACCGAGTCGACGGCCGAGAACACCGAGCAGACGGCCGCGGCGCTGAAGAACTTCGGCGGCACGATCGGCTTTGAGCAGCGCGGTCAGAATTGGAGCGACTTCGTCGGGCTGGGGACCGGCTTCTGATGCCGCGCGACCTGACATTCGGCCGAATCGCCCTGCCGACCCTCTTCGACGACGTCAAGGAGGCGCTCGGCGGCTCGCTGGAGGCCGCGGGCGCAGCGCTGGTGCCGGCCGAGCCCAAGCCGCAGCCACTCGGCCTGACCCTGCCCGTCCACGGCGATCAGAGCGACGCCGACGGCTACGAGATCGGCGTGCGGATGCGGCGGCAGCTGCGCTCGCTGCTCAGCAATCCGCCCGCGCTGGCGCCGATCTACCTCAAGTGGGCGGTCGATCCGGAGCTGAACGGCTGGCTGCTGGTGGGCGGCGGCGAGATCGAGTACGCGGCGGGCGGGATCACGTTCGCCGACTTCAAGGTGCCGCTGAGCGACTGCTACCTCGTCGGCACGCCCTGGAGCCACCGCCCGGCGCGCCGGCTGGAGCTGCACGACCGCCGCCTTCAGACGGTGCCGCGCGACATGCTCGGCACCGTCTACTCGACCGACTTCGCCGCCGCCGGCGCGCTGGCGCTGGTGTTCCTGCCTCACGGCGCCAGCGACGTGCTGGGGACTGGCCGCGCGATCGTGACGCCGCTCGAGCGCGACGGCCTGGGCAGCAGCGTGCCGTTCGTCGTCGGCGCCGTCGACGGCGACGTCTACAGCTTCGAGCAGGGCGAGGCGGACCAGGGCCTCGGCGACGTCGTGATCTACGACCGGCGGGGGGAGCTGGGGCCGTTCGGCGGCGGCGTATACGACACGGCGCCCGGCCTGCTCGATCCCCAGGCCGCCTACGGCTGGGAGGAGCTCTACGGGCCGAAGTACCCGCTCAGCTCGGGCGACGTGCCGGTGCTCCAGAACGGCCTCTGCCGGCTGCGCTACCTGGTGCAGAGCGGGACGCCGACCCTCGTCATCGAGACGGTCGTTGCCGGCGCCTGGGTCGAGCAGGGGCGGGTGTTCTGCAAGCGCGACCAGCCGGCGGGCACGACGGCCGCGTTCGACACGCTGCTCAGCGCAGCCGTGGCCGAGTGGACGCCGGAGCGCGCGGTGCTGCGGGTGCGCCTGCGCCGCGTCGGCACCGACAGCTATTGCGACCTCTACATCACGCTCCAGCGCGGCTGGCTCGGGCCGCGCTTCGAGCTTTACACGAGCTGGGGCGGCTCGGGCGCGCTCGGCGCGATGCTCGTCTACAGCCCGGCCGACAGCGGCACGCAGTTCTTCGCCGGCGGCGGCGGTGGCGGCTTCACCACCGTCGCGCGCGCCTCGGACGACGCCGGCGGCTGGCCGCTGACGGCTGCGCTGCTGACCGCAGACGACATTCCCTGGGCCGTGCTGGCGAGCAGCGGACGCCCGGTGGCGCAGTTCGCCTTCCTGCGGGCGGGCCAGAAGCTGATCCTGCAGACCAGCTCGCTCGGCCACGGCTCGAGCCGCTCCTGCCTGGCGCTGGCGGCCGAGTACGGGACTGCCGGCGCGGGCTATGCGGAGCTGCGGCTCGGCTACGGCGCGGAGGCGGTGGCCGATCACGAGGCCGAGAGCTATCGCAACACGGGCTCGGGGACGACGTCGTCGGTCGCCGACGCCGCTGCTTACGGCGGCAACGCTGTCGAGGACACCCAGACCGCGCGTACCGCGCGGACCACCAACCCGACCGCGACGCAGCTCGGGCTGGGGCTCGGCAAGTACCAGATGCTCGCGCGGGTGTGGGCCGTGCTCGCCGGCGCGACCGGCTCGTTCGCGGCCGACACCACGATGACCTCGCTCGCGGCCGTGACGCGAACCTCGCCGTTCGTGAACCTCGTCACGAACCCGAGCTTCGAGGCCGACACCGTCAACTGGACACTCGCCGACACGAACGCCTCGGTCACCTGGACGCGCTCGACGGAGCAGGCGTTCTCCGGTAGCTACTCCTCGAAGCTCGTCAACACGGAGGCGTCTTCGGGTGATTACATCTTCACGGATGTGGCGGGGCTGACCCCCGGAGCCACATACACGATCTCGGCGTGGGCGAGGGTCACCGCGTTCACGGCGGGGGCCACAGGTGATCGCGGGCTGCTCGCCTTGAGCCTGGGCGTGGCGGGCTTTGTGAACACCCAGATCACGGCTGTCACCTCCGGCTGGGTTCGCCACACAGTAGTGTGGACCGCGGGGTCGGACGGGAAAATCAACGTGCGGCTCTACGCGCCCCAGGCGACCGTCTACTGGGACGCCGTGCAGGTGGTGGCCGGCTCCAGCGACATCGACTACCAGTGGCTGTCGCTGGGCGAGGTCGTGGTCGCCGCCGGCAGCGACGTGATCGGTATGGCCGCCTGGCGCTCGGCCGGCAGCGGCCCCGTGCGCGTCGACCGGGTGCGGCTCGTCCCGTCAGAGCAGCGCACCGAGGCAGACGCCCAGTACGACGGCGTGCGCGATCTCGGCGCCAGCAACCTCTATGACCTCCGACCCGTTCCGACCCTGGTGGCCAGGTAATGCCCGAGAACCTCGCCAACGACTTTCAGACCACGCTCGCGGCCGCGATCACGTCCACCAGCGCGACCTCGATCTCGGTCGTGACCGCGGCGCCGGTGGCGGCGCCGTTCCGGATCAGGATCGACTCGGAGTACATGCTGGTCACGGCCGGCGGCACGACGACGACCTGGACCGTGGAGCGGGGCGTCGAGGGGAGCACCGCTGCGACGCACACCAACAACACGCCCGTCGCGATGGTGATGACGGCCGAGACCTTCCGCCAGCTGCAACAAGAGCGGCTCTGGTTCGGCGCCTAAGAGAGGGGAAACATGCCTCAGACCTACAAGAACGCGCAGGCCATAACGCTCGCGGGCACCACGAGCCTCGGGACGGCGGTGACCCTCTACACGACACCAGCCGCGCCGGGGGTCGCGATCGTGCGCTCGATCCGTGTGAAGTCGGGCGGCAGCACTGCCGTAGTGCACGTCGCGGTGCGGGACTCGTCGGCAGCGGTGGATCGCGAGATCGTCACCAGGCAGGCCCCAACCGCGGCGGTCGGCGCCGAGACCAGCATGGAGCTGCTTTCGCAGCCGCTGGTGCTTGAGGGTGGCGACATCCTGAAGGTGTGGCAGGACGACAGCACTGTCAGGGAGTTTGTTGCCTCGCTGCTCGAGATCACGTAGGGGCTGAGTTTGGCCCGCACCTCGCAGCCGGGCAGCTTCGAGGCCCGACCCGGCAACTTCTCGCCCGGCGCTGCGGTCGTCGGGCCCTCGCCGCCGGCACCGCCCGCCGCGCTCGGCACGGCCGGGGCGCCGCGCTCCGGGATCCAGGAGCTGGCCGAGCTCGAGCCCGGCCTCTGCTGGCTGCGCCACATCAAGTTCGGCAGCGCCTCCGAGACGGGCGCCACGGCGCTGCTCGGCCGCTACCTGGTGCCGCAGTCGGTGCGCGGCGTCAACGGCGAGCAGGGCTACCAGAGCGGCAGCTACGAGCGGCGGCTGCGTGAGGAGGGCACCTTCTCGCTGGTGTTCCCGAACGCGACCGGCGAGGACGGCGTGCTGCACGGCTCCCGGCTCCAGATCGTCAACGACCCGAACTATCGCATGGGCAACGAGTGGTTCGAGATCTGGCTCGGCCCCGGCCCCGGGCAGCCCTCGGAGCTGCTGTTCGTCGGCACGCCGATCGCCTTCAAGCGCAGCCGGGCGCGGATCGAGCTGCGCGGCGTCGATGCCTACTTCCTGACCAAGCGGGCGCGCGAGCTGGCCAACTGGAGCTGGCATCACGCCCCGCGCGACGTGCACGAGTTCTGGACGCAGCTGTGGAAGCTGGAGCTGTACGACGAGTTCGAGAGCGACAGCTTCGCCTGGAGCTCCTCGGCGGCCGACACGCCGAGCGGGCGCTTCACCGTGCTGCGCGCCAGCCAGGCCGCGCCGACCGACAGCCGGGCGCGGATCTACCTCGACAACACCGGCGGTGGCTCGGCGCTGAGCGGCTTCGTGCTCGGCAAGACGGGCTATCCGATCGGCTACCAGTCCTCGGAGGCTTACAGCAGCTGGAAGGTCGAGGGCACGGTCGTATCGCCCGACGACGGTGCCTGGCCCTTCACGCATGCAAACACGCTGCTGGCGCTGGGGCTCGAGGACGGGGCCGGCGGCAGTGCGATCGAGATCATCGCCACGGGCCTGCGCGCCGGCGCCGCCCGCGTCACCTGGCAGCTGAAGGTCGGCGGCACGACGATCGACGTCAACGGGCCGGCGCTGAGCGTGCCGTTCACGCTGCGGTTCGCGATCGAGGCGCGCGAGCGCTGGGCCTTCTGCTACGTGAACGGCGTGCTGCTGGGCGTGGTGCCGCTGCCCGCCAACTTCAGCGCCGCTCGTCCCGGCGTGCGCGTCTACCAGACGAGCGCGGCGGTCGAGAGCGGCCAGGGCGTGTGGGTCGAGCTGGTCGGCCTCCGACGCACGCGCCCCGTGCTGATGCGCGGTGCCGACAAGGGCGACTACCAGCTGCCGCGGGCGCTCACCCCGGGCGGGCTCGAGGGGCGCTACTTCGACGACTCGGACGGCATCGCCTACGACCGCGTGCTGAACCCGACGCGCGAGCACTACGCGAGCCGCACCGACGTGACGCTGGTCGGCGGCGCCGCGCCGCCCGCCGGCGGCGGCACGACCTGGTCCGTGCGCTGGACCGGCGCGATCTACCTCGACCTCGCGAACTTCGACTACACGCTCCAGACGATCTCCACCAACGGCGTCCGGCTGTGGGTCGGCAAGACGCGCTTCGGCGAGCAGCTGATCGACGACTGGCCGGCGGGCAGCCACGGCTCGAGCACGCTGACGACGGCCGCGCTGCGCTCGCTGCTGGGCTCGGTCTCGGGCTGGTATCCGCTGGTGCTGGAGGCGAAGGGCTACACGCCGGCGTTCAACTACGCGCGCTCGGACGCGCCCTCGAGCTACTACGCCGTCGGCGGCACGCAGGCCGGCGCGCCCGCCCTGTCGCCGCTCGGCTGCGTGCTCGACGACGTGCACTTCGACTCGCACTTCGAGAAGCTGAGCGTGCTGGCGCAGACCTTCACGCACCAGTTCGTGTGCGAGCCGCGCTCGCTCGAGTCGGGCGAGTTCCCCGGCGCGCTGGTGCCGCGGGTGCGGGTGGGCCGCGACACGGCGAAGGTGCTGGACACGCTCGAGGGCGTCGACCCCGAGGTCGAGGTGAACGCCGAGGACGTCGTCGACGATCTGCTCGCCGACGCGGCCGGGCTCGCCGACCAGGAGGGCTCCGGCCAGCTGAGCGCGGAGCTGCTCGACGGCGTGCTCGCGCAGCTGGGGCTGTTCCTGCACCAGGACCACGAGAGCCTGGCCGAGATCACCTTCGAGGCGCTGCTGCAGACCCGCCTCGAGAGCATCCTGGCGATCCGGGGCACGCCCTGGGAGCAGGTCGCGGTGCGGCCGCGCGGGCAGCGCCAGCTGCTCGACTCGTTCCCGCTCACCGGGGCGCTTCAGAAGTTCCACTGGCTGCCCGGCGACGGGATCCGCATCCAGCAGCCCGAGATCGGTGTCTACGACCTGGCGCCGCGCCAGATCACGGGACTGGCCAGGGACTTCGTCCCGCAGGGCCTGCGCGGGGCGAACGTCTCCTTCCGCGACCGGCCGCGCGGCTGGCTCGAGACGCTGAAGCGGCTGCAGCGCCAGTATTTCGGCGGCCGTCGAACTTTCCAGGGGCAGCTGGCCACGGTCAGCGGCTCGCTCGGAGGGACGACGGGCGCGGGCGCCGGCACCAGCACGTCGCGGGTGGCGCTGCCGCCCAACCTCGACGACATCATCAAGGCGACGCTGGTCGTGACCTCGAAGTCAGACCAAAGCTCCTGGTCTGTGGCTGTGAACGGCACGGCTCGGGCGAGCGTGACGGCGGCCGGCCGCATCGACCTGACGCAGTGGCTCGACCGCGACGGTGGCGCCCCGAGCATGAGGGTCGTCGCCAGCGGCGGCACCGGCGACATCAGCTACGCGATCGAGCTCCAGCAGGTGCAGCGCTGAGCGCACCCCCGAACCTCTGACCCACACCGAGAGGAGAACGCCTTGCCGAGAGCGCGGCTCACCCTTGCCTGCGCGCTCGCCGCGCTCAGTGTCAGCGCCGGCGTTGGCTTCGCGACCACGCTTGTGCCCGCCCGCGGTCAGGACCCTCGAGGGCTGCGCCAGCTCCAGCGCTGGGTTGACCGCTCGCGCGTGCCCACCCCGCGCGGGCGCGTGGTGGTGTGGCTGACCGACCGCGGCTGTGGCAGCTCGGCGGCCTGCGTCTATCGCCCGCGGCCGGTGATCGTCTTCTACGCCGGGGAACGCGACCGGGCGGCCCACTACGAGTTCATGCACGAGCTCGGCCACGTCGTCGACCTGCTCTACCTGAGCCGCCGCGAGCGCGTCGCCTTCAAGCGCATCATGGGGGTCGAGCGCAGGCCCTGGTGGGGAGGCCCGGTGCCGCCAGGCGAGTGGTTCGCCGATGCCTACGCCTTCTGCGCGCTCGGCAACCGCAGCGCCCGCAGCCGCGTCTTCTGGGGCTACTGGTACTACCCCAGCCGCCGCCAGCAGCGCCGCGCCTGCGCCCTGATCCGCCGCCAACCCTGACCAGGAGGTCACCGTGTGCAGGAGCCGAACGGGACATGTCTGAGGTGGAGAACGTGCGCCTGCGCGAGGTGGAGGAGCGCCTCACCGAGCACGAGTGGCACCTGAAGACGAACAACGGCACGCTCGAACGCATGTGCAAGCTGCTCGAGAAGGTCGATGAGCGCCAGGACGTCGTGACGACCGAGATCACCGCCATGAAGACCAAGCTCGCCTTCTACGCAGCCATCGGCGCGCTCGTCGGCAGCGGCGCCATGTCCTTGATCGTCCTGAAGGCGGGCGGATGACTGGCCTACGTTGGGCCGCGCTCGTCGCTCTCGGGCTGGCGCTGGTGGTCGTGGTGTTCCTCGTCGCCCGCAACTCGGGCACGGAGCGCCAGCAGGTCGCCGACACCGCGAAGTCGAACAAGCGCAAGATCAAGGCGAACACCCGCAAGATCCGGAGCACTGAGCGCAAGGTGCTGCCGATCCAGCGGGTGCTGATCCAGAAGGGCATTCTGCGCGTGGGGCCACGGGGACTGGAGGGCGGACCGGGGCCAGCCGGCCCCGCGGGTGGCGTTGGTCGGCCCGGAGGCGTGGGGCCACGGGGACTGGAGGGACCGTTCGGGGCGATCGGGCAGACGGGCGCTGCCGGGAAGGACGGCACACCTGGGCCCCAAGGCCAGCCGGGACCGCAGGGCGAACCGGGACCGCAGGGCGAACAGGGTTCCCCCGGAGCGCAGGGCGAGTCGGGCCCACCGCCCACGGCTGCCGAGCTTCAGACTGCGATCGCGGCGTTCCTCGACGGCCGCACCTTCACCTGCCAGCCGACCGCCGACGTGCTCGATCCGCCGACAACGCAGACCTGCGTGCTGGACCCGTGAATGGCAGCGGCGCTCAGAGCGGTTCCGGGTTCGCCGCCGAGCCCTGAGCAGATCCAGCAGATCGTCTGCTCGCTGCTGCCGAACTGCTTGAGCACGACTCGAAGCTGAGCCCGCCGCGGCGCTCGAGCCGCGTTCCTCTCTCCTCCCGCGCGGCCTCGCCCGGCGGGCTCGCTCTTACCCACCACCTCAGGAGGTATGCAGATATGCATAGTCAGAGATCCGCCCGCCTGCTCGCGCTGCTGCTGGCGCTCGCCGCGTCCGCGTTTACCGGCGTGCTCGTCGGCGCCGCGCTCGGCGAGCCGGAGCTGCGAACGGTGACGGTGCCGCGAGCCCAGCTGCCCGGCTCGCCGCCGGCGGCGCAGCGCGCCGGTCCGGCGCCCGGCGAGGCCGACGCTCACGCCGGCGAGCGCTCGGAGGCGGGCGGCTCCGAGCGCTCGCGCAACCTCTCCCAGGACGCCGCCGCGCGCACGACCCGCGGGCCCGCGGTGCTGCCCGAGACGCTGACGCTAGCCTCGCCCTTTCAGCGCGGCTGCCGCACCCGGATCGTGCGCAACCAGTCCTCGCGCAACGGCGGCCGGCCGGCGCTGTTCGTGCTCCATTACACCGTCTCGCCGAACCGGCCCGGCCGCTCCGACGTGGACGGGATCACCGCCTACTTCAACAACCCGGGCTCGCAGGCGTCGTCGAACTACGTGATCGACAACGAGGGCAACTGCAACCTGATCGTGCCGGAGTCGGCAAAGGCCTGGACGCAGGGTTACATGAACCCCTGGTCGATCTCGGTCGAGGTCATCAACACCGGTTCCGAGTCGAGCTACGCCGGGACCGCCGGGCTCGCGAAACTCGGGCTCGTCGTCTCCGACGCGACCAGGCGCTGGGGCATCCCGCTCCGGCGCGGCCGGACCTCGGGCTGCACGATCGTCCGCTCGGGCGTCGTCGACCACGACTCGCTCGGCTGCGGCAACAACCACACCGACATCCGGCCCTACTCGGTCGACGCCGTGATCACGGCGTCTCGCGCGGCGCGCGCCGGCGCGGGCTACGCGATCCCTCGAGCCGAGCGGCGGATCGCGCACCGGCTCTGCTACCACCGCCGGCACGGGCAGCGCTATCTGCCCCACTGGCAGCGACTCGCCAGAGCGCGCCTGCGGCTCCTACGCCGGCTCGCGCGCCGCGCCGGGTCCTGGCGCCCGCGCCATCGCGGCGGGCGCTATCAGCGCATCGGGGGGCGGCTAGCGGGGCGGTGCTGAGCGCCGTGCCTCCCGGTCGGCACGGCGCTCTCTCCTGCCGTGCCTCGAGCGGCCCTCGCCCTCCGGCGGGGGCCGCTTTTCCGTTCAGCGGGGCGACAGAAATCAGGGAACAACTCTGCTCAGCGCAATCGCCACTCGCCTGACTGTGGCCCGAAGCCCGAGTCAAGCGCGAACTGGAAGGTCTTGAGCTTGTGGCCCTGCGGCACCTCGAAGGGGATACAGCCCGTGCGCTTCGCGCCGACCGCGATCGTGGTATCGGAGGCAAAGCTGCCGCTACATGGCCCGCCGGTCAGGATCGTCGGGTCGGCCTGCTCGTCGCTCGCTGTGACGATCTTGGCGCCGTTGGAGGGCGCATCTCTGTAGGTCTTGGCGCCCACGTTCGCGAGCACCATCTGCACGCCAACGAAGCGGTTGCCGGACTCCGCCTGATCGAACTCCCCGGCCGGTAGTGGATCGGTCACCCTCGAGACCGTCACCCGCATCTTGTTGTCGGTTCCCTCCAGCGTGATCGCGTCGCCGAGCTTCGCCTTCTGGCCCTTCTTCGCCCCACCCCCCTCGGGTTTGTCTTTCGTCTCGGTCGAGCAGCTCGAATCGTCGGCCCCGATCAATGCGACCGCGATCAAGGCGATGCCGGCTCGAGGCATCCAACCCGTCAGCCTCTTCTTCATTCTGGCTCCCTCCCGTCTCCTGTCTGGTTCTTAGTTCGGACCTCATCTCCGGGCGCGGGCCGAACTCGTTCCGTGTGGAGCATCTTCACCCGCTCCTGCGCGTCCCGTCGCCATCGGTCAATGCGGCTCGCCAATTCGTTGTCGTTTATGGGGGCTCAAGGCCGCGGTCGGGTCTGACGAGTCCAGTGCGAGCCCTCACGCCACCGTTCGAGCGTTGGATCGCGGGGGTCAGGCTGCCAGCCGTCCTGGTCGGCCGCGTGGATGGATGATGTGGGCGCAGGAGCATGCCGCGGCGCTTGCTGGCGAACGACCAGATACCAAGGAAACGCCACGATCCACAGAAGTAGGCAGCCGAGCGCCCAGGTCCACGAGAGGCCTCGACTAGGAGCGTCAAACGCGACCCAAATCGAAGTAGCGATGATGGTGAGGATCAGGAGTCCCGTGAGCTCCATCAGCTGGTGACGCCCTGGCGCGGTGGTTGGTCACCATCGAGCGAAGACCGCCAGCGGCCCACCGCCTCCTCCCAGAATTCGATCGGCGACATATCCAGAGCTTCTGCGTAGGTCGCCACGATGCGGCCGGGATTCCGGGGCCAACCTCGTCCAAGCTCGAAGCGGCGGAGGGTCGAATTATCCACCCCGGCTCGCGCTGCCAGCTCAGTCATCTTCGGTCGCGGCTTGGCGCCCTGGCGGAGTTGACGCGCGGTCCTCCCAAGCCAGACGAGAAGTTCGTCGCCCCACTCAATGTTCTGGCGAGCCATACCGTGCAGTGCAGTGTATGCCGTGCACGCCGTGCACTCCCTGCACTTTGCGGGAAGGCCCGCAGATCACGTCATGTCACGTGTTCCGGTTCGTGCTATACGGTGCACCGCATGCCCGCTACGAGATCCATACCCCAGAACCGCGTCCGCGAGCTTCGGAAGGCTCGCGGCCTGAAACCGCATGACCTCGCCGCCAAGCTGCGGGTCGACACCAGCACCATCACCCGCTGGGAGAGCGGCCGGGGCGCCATCCCCGACCACCGCAAGATCCAGCTCGCCAACCTCTTCGACGTCTCGGTCGCCTATGTCATGGGCTGGTCGAAGGAACGGAAGGCCGCATGAACCTCTCCGGCATCCGCCCCGGCGACATTGTCGAGCTCGACGGTCCGGCCGCCAAGGGCTCGGACGGCCCCGTCGGCGGCCTCGCCCGCTACCACGCGCTCGTGCTCGAGGGCGCCGCCGGCGGTCAGCTGCGCGTCCGGCGCCTCGCCGGCGGCACCACCTTCTACGTCCGCGCCCGGCTCGTGGTCGGCCACTGGCGCCGTTCGCGCTCGCGGCTCCGCCCGGCGCGCGAGCCGGAGCGAGCGACGGCGCCGGTCGGATGAGGCTGCGCGGGCACGTCCGGCGGCTGCTGCGCGCGCGGCGCCAGCCCGACCTCGAGCCCTCGCTGCGGCCGGTCCGGCGCGTCTTCATCGACGTGCGCGTGCCGGCGGTCGAGCAGGAGCGCGCCGTCTCCGCGCTGGCGCCGCTCCTGGGCCCGGGCGGGCCTTCGATCCAACGCTGGCCGCCCGCCTCCGGCCCCGAGATCGAGCTCAGCTTCCCCGTCTTCGCGAGCTCGCAGGAGCATGCGCTGCGCGTCGGCCGGCGCTGGCTCGAGCGGCGCGGCGTGAGCGTGCTGGCGGTCCGCCAGAGTCCGCCGGCGGCCAGCTCCCGTAGCCCCGGCGCCGCGCTATGAGTGCGATTTCGCACAATGTCCCCCCGATGCCCGATCCTGTGGGGCGGGAGGGAACGAGATGGAGCAGCAGCCGGCGAACGCGAAGCGCAAGCTCATCGTCACCGAGCTGCGGCCGCTGTCGACCTTCACGCGCCAGGACGGCTCCGAGGGGCAGCTCTACGAGGTGCTGGCGAACGCCGAGAACGGCGTCCCCATCGCCGTGCCGCTGCGCACCTTCGCCGAGGACCTGCCGATCGGCCAGCTCATCGAGTACGAGGTGGAGCCCTACGACCACCCGCGTCACGGCACGAGCTACACGCTCAAGCTGCCGCGCCGCAGCCTCGGCCCGCGGGTCTCAAAGCTCGAGGCGCGCACGTCGGAGCTCGAGGGCCGCGTCGAGCGGATCGAGGGCCGCCTGCACACCATGTAGCGGGGGGTCGGCGTGAGCGCCGGCGCGGCCGCCAACCTCGAGGTGATCTGCGCGGCGATCGACAGCCACGCGGAGTCCTGCGGACGTCGGCTGCTGGTGATCCTGCTCAACCCCGACGACCTCGAGCAGCTCGGCTGGGAGGACCTCCGCGGCGTCCCGCTCGAGCCCGACGCGGACCTGCCGACCGGCCGCTTCCGGCTCGTATGTGAACGCCAGCCGGTCGCCTCGCGTGCAGCAAGCGTGCAGCAAGCGTGTCGGTTGCCGGTCGCTTCGCGGTCGCTTCGCGTGCACGAGCGTGTCGCTTCGTTGCACTGGGAGGGCTCCAACTGATGGCCTGGGCGAGGCTCGACGACGGCTTCTGGCGCCACCCCAAGCGCCGCCGTCTGCGGCTCGCCTCGGACGGGCTGCTGGCGCGCGCGATGTCCTACGCCGCGGAGCGCAGCAACGCTGCCGGCGACACTCCGCTGGATGGTTTCATCGAGGACGCCTGGGTCGCCGAGCAGTTCCGCCGCCGCGACCGCCGGCTGCGGCGCGAGATCGTCGGCGAGATGGTCAGAGAGCGCATTCTAGAGCCGGTTTCCGGCGGCGAGATCCACGAGCTCGAGGGACCGCCGTCGCCCACGATCCGCAGCGATCCGGTCAACCTGATCGTCGGTCCTTTCCCCGAGCCCGGCTACCTGATCCACGACTTCCTCCACTACCACCGCACCACCGAGGAGGTCGCCGAGGACCGCGACCAGGAGGCCAAGCGCAAGCGCCACACGCGCCTCAAGGGACGCCAGCAGGTGCTCCCCTGGAGCTCCCCGGAGGCGGCGGTATGAGCGCGATGTCCCACCGGACGTCCGGTGGGACTCCCATGTCCTGTCCGCCGGACGTCCGGCCGCCCCATACCCATACCCAGTCCCATCCCATAACTGCTTCCTCTCCTCCACCGTCGAGGCAGACGTCGCGCGGGCGGGCGATCCAGCGGCCGTGATCGACGTGGAAAAGGACACCCAGCTGGACCAGGTGCTGGAACTGTTGCGAGGCTCGGGGCTCGAGCTCCGAGCGTCGGCGGTGGCGAGCGTCCTCGCGGCCTACCCGGACGGCAACGGCGTGGCCGCGGCGCGGACGGTGCTCGACTGGCGGCGCGCCGGCCAGGTGCGCGTCCACGACGCGGCCGTGCAGCTGCGCAACGCGCTGCGGGTGCAGCGCGGCCGCGCTGCACGGCGGGATCCCGTGGCGCACCTGGCCCAGCTGCGGGCCTGGGCGGCGGAGCAGCTGCCCGAACTGCCAGAGGTGCTGGTCGTGAGCGCGCTCGAGCGCGAGCGCTATCTGCGCAGCGCCCGCAACCTCGGCGAGGTGCCGCGCGAGCTGGTCCGCGACCGCGTTCGGCGCTGTATCGCTCGCCAGCCCGAGCTGGCGAGCGCCGGCTGGCCGAGAAGCTGGTGGATGGTGCCGGAGCCGGCGGGCGCCACTGAGCAGGGTCGGCCCAGGGCCAGGTGCAGTTCCCCGCATGTCAACCCCGAGGTACAGGCCGACCCTGCTGAGGAGGCGCCGACGCGGGAGGGCTCGGGATGAGCGCACACGAGGGCTTCCTGCCCGGGCACGGGAACGGAGGCACGGGCCGCGAGTCGGGCTCTGGCTGCGTCGTGGCGAGCATCGCCCTGCTCACGCTCGTGCTCTTCTCGCTCGGCTTGTTGCTGGCGGTCATCTTCGTCCTGGCCGCCGTCCTCGGCCTGGCGGCGCAGTTCTTTGAAGCTGGCTGGGGCGTCTGGAGCGACCTCAACCTGTGAACCGAACCATCCGGGAAAAAACAACGCGCTCGAAGGCGCAGAGAGAAGGAGGCAGATTTGCTGAGGCAAGGTGACATTTTGCTGATCCCCGTCAAGAGGATCCCGACGCGCGAGCGCAGAAAGCTCTTGCCGGTGCCGCGCGATCGTGGCCGCCTCGTGCTCGCATACGGCGAAGTGACCGGCCATTCCCATGTCGTCGAGGGCGAGGCCGAGCTGCTCTTCCGGGCGGCCGATGTCGAGGAGCTCGAGCGCCGCTTCCTGCATGTCGAAGCGGAGTCGATGCTCGTACACGAGGAGCACGACACGATCACGCTCCCGCCCGGCGACTTCGAGGTCGTGAGGCAGAGGGAGTACGCACCGGAGGCGCCGCGCTTCGTCGCGGACTGACCACCGATGGCAGCGGTCTCTGCTGAAGCCCAGGCGCTGATCGAGCGCATCGATCGCGCCTGGGCGCCGGATCCGGTGCTCGATCGAGCCGCCGCCGAGGACGCCCTGGCTGAGCACTTCCTCCGGCTTGGCATGGAACCGATGCCAATCCGCTGGGTGGAGGACTGCGAAGCAGGCCTCCACGCGGCGGGG